TGTATCCAGACCCGGAAACGACAGAAGCGCCCCCGGTCTCCGCGTGGGAGACCGGGGGCGCTTCGGGCAAGAGGCCTGTCGGTTCAGATGGTACGGCGCGCGGCACGCAGCGCGGAGACGCTGAGCTGGCCCGGCTTGTGCGCCTTCACGTAGGCGCCGAGGAAACCGACCAGGGCCGGCACCAGCGGATAGATGATCGTCTCCAGCCAGTCCGGCAGGAAGCTCAGGTCGGTCGCGGTGCTGGTCAGGATGGCGAAGAGCACAAACGCGCCCGCGTACGCGGCGAGCGCGCCCGCGGTGGTCTTGCTCTCGACGGGGCCGGCGCCGACGATCGGCTCCGGCGCGACGGCATCGGTCATGGCTTACCTCCTGCGGATGCGGTCGGGCTGGGCGCGGTCATCGCCGCCAGCGCCTTGTCGATGCACTTCTCCAGCTCGGTGCTGGTGTCGCTCTCCGAGCGGCACAGCGCGATCTGCTTCTGGCCCTGCAGCAGCAGTTGGATGAATGCCGCCGAGCGCTTCGTGCCCTCCTCGTAGCACTTGCCGCCGACAGTGGTGCAGTCGGCGATCCGCTCGTTGGTGGCGGCGTTGGTGCGCAGCAGCGCGCGGGTGTCATTGCCGCGCTGGCGGCCCTGCACCAGCAGCACCATCACGCCACCCACCAGCACCAGGCAGAGCACCACTCCGATGCCGATCACGGCCATCAGCCGGCGTTGCCGGCGCTCGCGTTCCCGGACATCGGCACGTAGCCGCTGCGACTCGCCCAGCAGGGCATTCAGGAGTTCGCCGGGGTCGCGCGGCGGCTCAGCGGGGATGGTCATCACGACTCCTTGCTTCGCCCTGGTTGCTCGTGCCAGGGGGGCTTCCGTCTGCCTCGTCTCGGACTTCCGACATCGTGCTGCGGAGCAGGTCGACGGCCTCTTCGAGCATGTTGGAGATCAGACTGAGTCGCTCTTCGAGGTTGCTTGCTCCGCTGTTGGCGATTGCCATGATCACCGGCCTTCGTCCGTTTGGGTGCGCCGCCGGCTGGAGAAGCCCTCGACGCGCATCTCCCGCTGCAGGTCGCGGAACATCTCGGTCGACTGCTCGACCGCCCCCGTCGCCGAGAGCAGCGCGGGGATCACCTTGTCCTGGATGATGTTGTTTAGCCGGAGCACCTCCTGCTCCAGCCGGTCCGCCCGTGCCGTCTCCCGGTTGATCATGAAGCGGGCGAACCAGATCAGCAGCACCGCGAAAACCCCGAGCACGCCGTACTGGCCGAGCACGGCGTAGTTCGGCTCGCTGCCACCTTCTGCCGCCAGCAGCACGGCCAATGCCGTCACGGGCGTCATGAACTACCTCCTCCGTCACGCAGGGGCCTCCTGGAGCTTGGGTGGGGAGAGCGCCGTGGGTCAGAGGCTGTTGCGTACGCCCAGGGCCGTCCAGGTGCCGCGGCCGACGATCCCGTCGGCTTTCAGGCCGCGCATCCGCTGGTACCAGATCACCGCGGCCCGGAACTTCGCGCCCGCGACGCCATCCGCCGGGCCGGCCTTGGCAGCGCCGATGAAGCGCTGCACGAAGACGACGTCGTCGCCGCTCAGCACGGTCCGGCCGGGCGCGTACTGCAGCACCCGGGAGCCGGGCGCGTGCTTGGTTGCCGGCTTCGGCTTGACCACGGGCTTGGCCGGGGCCGGCTTGACGGCGACCGGAGGCTTCTCCTCGCGCGCGATCCAGGTGGCCTTGGCCTCACCCTTGAGCATGCTGATGTAGGCCCGGGCCGCCTTGGGGTCGCCGAGGTAGCGCCGGCGCAGCTCACCGTGGACGTGCCACTTGTGGTCGGGACTGGCGTACTTGGCGGTGCCGGCCACGAAGTCCAGGCGCACCGCGTCGCCGGAGCCGTCCCAGGTGTTGACGCAGTTGATGTACTTGCGCCGCGGGTCGCTCTTGTCCGCCCAGACCGCGTGCACCCGCTTGTAGCTCTTGATCATGTCGGCGGCGGACATGGTCACGTCGAACGCGGCGCCGTACTTGATGTTGAGGTTCTTGTCGTCGGGCCGGGTGTTGGAGTAGTCGCCGCCGTTGCCGTGCGCCTTCAGGTCGTCGACGGAGCAGTGGTAGCCGCCGTTCTTCTTGTGCCGCTCGTCCGGGACGATGCCCGAGAGCACCGCGGACCTGTAGCCGCAGGAGTGCACGAAACCGTCCGCCACGGCGCGCACGGGGGTGCTGACCAGGGTCGCCATCAGTCCTGTCCCTCCTGCGGGTCGCCCGCGGCGATGACGTCCTCGACCGGGGCCGGCTCGAGGTCGACCGCCGTCGGGGCGTCGTCGGGGTCCGGATCGTCCGGGTCGTCCTGCTCGACGCCGTCGCCGGGCAGCGCGATCACGTCGAGGCCCTTCTCCGCACTCGCAGTCAGGGCCCGGTCCACGTCCAGCGCCCGGGTGCCGTCGTCGTCGAGCAGCGACGGGTCGGCGGCGGTGTCCAGTACGTAGGCGCCGTCGGTGAGCCGGATGTAGTAGAGCCAGGCGGCGAAGCCCGGCCGGTCCACGGCGACGAAGCCGACGTCGCTGCGGGTGTTGATCGTCAGGCCGGCCATCGGGCCGCCGATACACACGCCCTTATGCACGTGCGCCTCCTCGAATCTGGGTGGGGTTGTCGCATTCGACTGCTAGGCTGCTGACCATGGATCAGGTGGTGTTCGCCTTAGTGCTGGTCTTCATCTGCGCAGTCACCGCCGCCTGGGCCCTGCTACTGCACTGGACCGGCCATTGGCTCAGGCCGCGCCTGGAGCGGTGGATCTGGCGCAAGCTGGGCGGGACGGGCGAACCGCCTGCCCGCTAGCGCAGCGGGCGGCCCATGTGCGTCCACGGGTTGCCGCCGACGCCCTCGCCGGCCGGCAGGTTCAGCAGGATCGACCAGACGTGGCTCGCCTGCAGCACCGGGGTGACATCGACGGTGCGCGCGGTGGAACCCGCGGCCATGGCGGCGTTGGAGTCGAACCAGCCGAGGGTGAGCTTGACGTCGGTGGCCAGGCCGCCGGTCGCGATGTCCAGGCGCTGTGCGTCGGTGCCGGTCTCGACGCTCCAGTCCTTCGTGGTGGCGGTGCCGGGGTTCTCCCGGCCGGCGCCCACGGTGACCAGCCAGTCGCCGGCGTTGGCGCCGAGGCTGGGCGCGGCGATCGGCGCGTTCGCGACGTCGTGCGTCCAGACCGCTGAGGCGTTGGTGGAGACGGTCGCGTCGACCCCGGAGTAGGCCACGGCCGCGCCGAGGTTGCGGCCGGACGAGGACCAGGTCCAGGTGTAGGTGGCGCTGTTGTCCCCGCTGACCGCGACCTTGCGGTACAGGTAGGTGGTCGTCGTGGTGCCGGGGGTGAAGCTGGCCACCATGGTCCAGCCGCCCGGCGCCGTCGGCGTGGGCGAGTTGCCCACGCTGGCGATCATGACGTAGATCATGTTGCCGACCGCGGTGGCCGTTGGCATCGGCACCGCGGTCGACGTTCCGGACGTGGAGTTCAGCACCGAGTTGCTGCCGACGTAGGCGATCGGCATGGGTTACACCAGCTCGATCTGCACGATGAGGTCGGCGGTGGTGGTGCCGGCCACGTCGATGTCCGCGGTCAGGTACTGCCCGTCGGCCACCGTCGTGGTGGAGAAGCCGGTGTTCTTCCCCGAGGTGAAGGCGCTGACCGCGACGGTGGGCCGGTTGCCCTGGGTCGAGTAGATCGTGGTGCCGTTGACATTGACGTCCACCGTTGGCGTGCCGGAGGTGCTGGCCGTGCCCACGTTGACCCGCACGCTGCGGATCGTCAGGGTCACACCAAGATCGTTGTACCAGCGGTAGGTGCCCACGCCGGTGGCGATCGCGCCGGCCTTGGCGAAGGTGATCGTGCGGCCCAGGTTCGGCGCGACCAGGGCGAACGCGCTGGTCATCCACGCCTTGGCGGCGTTGGCCGAGTCGCGCCACTCCTCGACGTTGCCGGTCTGGCTGGCCAGCGCCTGCAGGATGCGGGCCTGCCCGGACACGACGGCCGGCTTGGACAGCTGCCCACCGGTGAACGTCTGCAGCCCGGAGAAGGTCTTCGTGCCGCTGATTGTCTGGGTGGTGTTGGTGGTGACGTCGCCGCCGCCGCCGGCCACCGCGGAGCCGGCGATCCACAGCCCGCTGGAGGCCTGATAGATGATTGTCTGTCCGTCGGTAACCGAGCCGACCCCGGAGCTGACCCCGACCAGGTCCTGCAGCCGGGTGCCGTGGCCATTGGACTGGGCGGCGTGCTGGGTGTACTGGTCCTTGACCGGACCCAGGTAGCTGCCCAGGTTGCTGGCCTGCATCAGGAACCGTGGCCCGCTGACGCTAGCCCACATCTCGAATACCCCGTCGGGCCCGTAGAACGGCGGGATCTGACCGATCGCCCGGCTGTCGCTGCCGGTGCTGGTGGTCATGGTGGTGACCGGGCTGAGGTTGCCGTCCAGCAGGTCGGTGATCGGGTTGGCGCCGGTTTCGGTGCTGTAGAACAGCACCGTGGCGCCGCCGCCCTGGTGCAGGTCGCCCTCGTCGTCGGGAACCAGGTAGACATCTTCGGGGCCGCCGCCGAACTGCATGCGCGTCATGAACGACCGCCCCTCACTGGTTCACGTAGGTGACGGGGCCCATGATCAGCCGGCCGCCGGTGGGGAAGACCTGGCCGTAGTTGATGACCGTGACCTGGCCGGTCTGCGCGTCGATGAAGCCCCAGCCGGCCTGGGCCGGGGACATGATCAGCGGGAAGTAGAAGTCGTGCAGCGGCCGGAAGGTGGCCGGCAGCACGCACACCGGCAGGTCGGTGCCGGCCGGCCGGTCGGAGACGTTCAGGGTGATCAGACCCTGGAAGAAGGTCCAGCCGTTCTGCCGCTGCGCGTACAGGTTGTCGGCGGTCCACCCACCACCCGCGGTCAGCTTGGTGAATGGCCCGTTCTCGCCCATCAGCTGCCAGGCCGCGCCGACCGCCCGGTAGGTGCGGCCGGTGTCGTAGTGGTGCAGCAGCATGCCGTGCGTGGGCGCCGGGTTCTGCCCGGTCTTGGTGACCGCCCCGGGCGGCGCCAGCCACCAGTCCAGCGGGGCGACGTCGGTGGACTGGATGAACGGCTGGCCGGTGGTGCCGGAGCTGGTCACCTTCACGGTGGCCACCGGCAGCTCCCAGACGCCGGTGGTGCCGGCATCCTGGATCGCCGCCGGCGCGGCCGGCACCGCGGCGGGAGTGCCGTTGGTCTTTCCCAGGCGCACCGTGAAGTTGCTGCGGTCCAGCCGCAGCACGATCAGGTCCAGCCGGGGGTTGCCCGAGGAGTTGGCGTCCAGCGCCAGCACCGGCGGGGTGGTGCCCGATTCCCAGCGGAACCCGCGGATCACCGCCGCCTGGTTGGCGTATGCCTTGATCTGGCGGCCCGAGTTGTCCGCGAAGATCAGCGGGGTGCTGAGCTGGCTGCTGGTCGGGTTGAAGGCGACCCGGCCGGCGCCGACCAGGGGGCCGAGCAGCTTCTCGTAGTTCGCGTCGGTGACGCCGGCACCGCCGGCCACCGGGAAGGACACTTCTGCCACCGGCGGACCCCTCTCTGTGTAGTTATGTCGTAAAGATGTGCTAGGCTGCTGTCTTCGATGTGAAGACTGGGCACCACCGCAATGCCGCCGAGCCGGGGAGCAAGTCATGAGGCCATGAGCGATGCACCGACACAGCACAGAAGGCCGGGGAGCGAATCCCCGGCCTTCTGTCATGTCAGGCCGCGCCGCCGCGCCGTTCCACCCGGCCCAGCCGGCGGTCCAGCTCCCGGAAACGCGCGATGAACGGCGAGTCGTAGCGCGCGCTCTGGTCGCCGATGGTGACCCCGACGACCTCGCCGGCGGTCGGGAACGCCTGCAGGTTGACTGTCTGCACGGGCGCGATCTCGTAGTCGCCGGGCGCCAGCTCGATGCTGACGATGTCGCCGACGTCGTAGTGGATGCCGTAGCGCTGGTCCGGGGTGTCCGCGGCGCTGCTGGCTAGGCGGGCATTGGCCAGCGAGTCGGCGAACGTCTCGGCGGCCGCGGCCTGCATCTGCTGCAGGGTGTCGCTGCCGGTCTCCGACTTGTAGTCCTCGAAGCGGCCCCAGGTCAGCTCGCCCGGCTCGGGTGACTGGATCTCCCGGACGAACGCGTCGGAGGCCTCGCCGGAGCCGCCCACGATCAGCGTGTTCGCCGTCGGGGCGTTCAGCTCGTACGAGAAGTACTTCAGGTTGCCCTTGCCGAAGCTGAAGTGCACCGCCCCGGACAGGTCCCGGCTGCGCAGCGGCTCGAACAGCAGGGCCGGGTCGCCGCCGACGGTGGTCTGGCGCACCCGGAACCCGAGCGAGTCCGGGTGGTAGACCGGCGCGCCGGGGATGTTGCTGTTGGCGCCCAGCGTGCAGACCTTGCGCAGCACGTCGGTGACCTTCTCGAACTTCTCCCGCGGCGACACGTCGCTGGTGCCGACGATCTGCACCGTGGTGCTGCCGGCCAGCCCCGAGTACGGGGCCACCTGCAGCTTCGGCACCTGCCGGGCGACCAGGGCCTGAGGCCCGGCCTGGGTGGCGACCAGCTGCAGCATCGCCTGCTCCGGGTTGCCGGTGTAGACCCAGTAGTCGGTGGTCTGCGCCTCCGGTACCTTGTCCGGATTCGGGTAGGTCACCCGCGCTCCGAGCCAGGCCAGGTCGTCGACGAACGTGATGGTCAACTTGCCGACTCCGGCGTTGTCGTCGGCGCCGTCGGACTTCTCCCACAGCAGTTGCTCGATCGGCCCGGCGATCAGCGTGTGCTGGGTGCCGAGCACCCGGCGCAGCACCACGATCCGGTTGCCCGGCTGCAGCTGCTCGCGCACGTACGGGTCGGCCGGAATGACGATCTGCCCGCTGCCCGGCTCCTTCCAGCGCAGCGTGGCCTGCAGCGTCTGCCACTTCACCAACGGGTCACCGATGATGTTGAGCAGCGGGTCGGTGACCAGGACGGTGTAGATGGCCTGCAGCGCCCGGGCCGCGGCCGGCCCGTTGGCCGGGATGTTCGAGGTCGGCGGGACCACCACCGGCGGCGGGATCGTGGTGGACGAGGTGCCCAGCGCGGACGCGTTCAGGCCCGAGCGGGCGATCATCGCGACGATGCCCTGGCCGGGAGTGCCGGTGCCGCCCCCGCCGGTGACCAGCGTGTAGTGCCGTGACGCCTGGGTGTTCAGCGCCTTCAGCGGCAGCGGGTCCGCATAGGCGGTCAGCGCCCCGGTCGAGTTCTGGTACTTGTCCAGGTAGAACTGGCGCGCGGTGCCGATCGGCGTCAGGCTCGAGCCGCCGGTCCCGGTGTTGTTCCACCAGGCGAACCCCTGGAACTTCCAGCCCTGGGCGCCGACCGTCCAGGTGTCCAGCTCGGTGCACAGCCCGTTGATCCAGGCGGCCCGGGCCGAGCCCGTCGGGTCGGTCGGGATGCCGATCGCGCCCAACTCGGCGAAGATCCGGGGGCGGGCGTCGGTGGTGTTGTTGTAGCGGTAGCCCTTGACGCCGGCCAGGAAGGTGACCGGGTTGACATAGGCCGTGGCCACCGCCGTCCCGTCGCCGGGCAGCCAGGAGTCCATGTACATGTCGATGCCGTAGAAGTCCGACAGCGTGGGCCCGGGGTCGTACTGCTGGTAGTTGCCGTTGCCCTTGGTGGCACCACCCTCGATCCACTGCCGGGTGACGACCGGCCCGACCGCGACCTTCGCGCGCACATCCGCCGGCAGCGTCGCGATGACCGCGTTGTACCAGTTCGTGTAGTTCGTCAGGTAGGTCGACGGGACCTGCTTGAAGTTGTTCTCGGGCTCATGCCGGTCGGTCAAATACAGCACCACGCCGGGGCGCTGCTTGAGCCAGTCCGGCATGTCGATGATCCACTGCTTCATCCCGGCGAACTTGCTCGAGTCGCCGTCGATGTTGCTGCTCGCGAACGGCACCGCACCGCTGGTGTGCGCGTACTCGAAGCGGGTGTCATCCCAGGCCGGCGGTAGGCCGTCGGAGTTCGGGAAGATTCGGAACATGCCGTTCAGCGGGATCTGCGCCTGGTAGGCGGGGATGTCCGCCTTCTTCATCGTGGCGCCGACCCAGTACGACCAGACCGGGGTGCTGGTCGGCGGCGGGTCCGGGTCCGGGTCGCCCCCGCCGCCGCCCCCGCCGACCGGCGGGGTGGTGCCGTGTTCGGTGGCCCAGATCGTGTTGAAGGTGTTCAGCGGCTTCGCCGGGATGAGCTTGACCGCGGAGGTGCTGTTGACGGTGCGCTCGTCCAGCGGGAAGTCACGGCGCTGGCCGACGACGGCCACGACACCGGTGGCCTTGCCCTCCTGGTTCCACCAGATCCAGCCGGCGAAGCTCCACGGCTGGGTCCAGCCGCCCGTGCCGACCTTCCAGGTCTTGACCTCGTCGTGCACGCTCTGCAGCCAGGTGGCTCGCGCGGCACCGTCGGTGTCGTCGGGCATGCCGATCAGGCCCAGCTCGGGGAACAGCCGCGGCCGGGTGTCGCCGGCGCCGAACTTGTAGGCCTTGACGTACTGGGTGAAGGCGGCCGCGGTCGGCAGGGTCGACGGGCTGACCACCGCGCTGGCGGTGCCGGTCGCGACGTACATGTCGACGCCGAAGAAGTCGCCAGTGCCCGGGTCGTACTTCGAGTAGTCGAACTGGCCCTTGGTGCTGGCGGCGTCCTCGGTCCAGGTCTTGGTCAGGATCGGACCGCATTTGATCTTCGCCCGGATGTTGCTCGGCAGGGTGTTGATCATCGCCAGGAAGGCGTTGAAGTTGCTCTTGTAGGCGTCCTGGCCGGCCACGCCGGCACCGAGGTCGCCCTCCGGCTCGTGCCGGTCGGTGATGTAGAGCATCATCGCCGGGTCGTCGAGCAGCCAGCTGGGCATGTTCAGCAGCTGGTTCTTCACGTACGTCAGGCCCGCGGCGTACGCGTCCACCTTGGTGGACACGAACGGCCAGGTCTTCTTCTCCTGGCAGTAGACGAACCGCGGGTCGGTCCAGGCCGGCAGCACGCCGACGTCGGCCTTGCCCGAGACGGTGATCTTGTCCGGGAAGATCCGCATGATGTCGTTGCCGGGGAACAGCGGCTGGTAGTAGCCGATGTCCTCCTTGCCGATGGACGCGCCGACGAGCAGGGCCATGGGTGGTCACCCCGTTTTCGCGGATGGATGGGGCGCGGGGGTCGCCCGAGGCTGGGAGGATGAAGCGCATGAGACGCGAGCCAGGAAGCTTCTACCGGCTGACGCTGGGACTGTTCGCCGAGACGTATCCGAGCCGCCCCACGGGCTGGCGTCACGAACGGGCTCGCGCGGCTGTCCGGGCGGTCCAGGCGATCGGGACGCCGGCCGTGGTGCCGGATGGCGAGCCAGGTCAGGAGTTGTCGTAGCGGGGCGTGAACGCCATCCGTACGCGGGTGTTGGCCCCGGCGCCGTCGACCTCCAGGCCGATGACGTTGGGTCCGTCGGTGAGCGGCCACAGCTCGGTGCCGGAGGTGTTGAACCAGTCGATGAACTTCGACAGGTTCGCGTCGCCGGGGCCGCGCACGGTGGGCCGGTCGGTGGTGATCGTGATGGTCTGCTGATCACCCAGCGTGTAGGTCAGCGCGAAGCGGGTGCCCAGGGTCACGTTCCAGGCGCGTAGCTGCGTCATCGGGCCGGTGATGGTCCAGGTCGGCCAGGCGTCGACGTCGCCGGTGTTGTTGATCGTGGTCAGCGAGGCGGGGTTGTCGGTGCCGCCGCCGCTTCCGCCGGAGTTGCCGCCCGAGTCCGGGTCGTCGTCGGTCGGCGGAGTGCCCGAGCCCACCACGTTGCTGCTGCTCAGGCTGATGAACGGGGCGTAGAAGGTGATCGGGTCGTCGTTACCGCCGGCCCCGCCACCGGGGTCGCCACCGGGGTCGGTCCCGGTGGTCGTCGGCGTGAACGTGCGTTCGGCCACCACGGAGGTGCCGGAGCGCCACTTGCCGTCCGGGCAGTACAGGGTGATAACCGGCCGGGCGAACAGGTGGTTCTGCTCGCTCTCGCCGCCCAGGCCGTCGGAGTAGAAGCACTCGATCTCCCGGACGGTTCCCGACGGGCGCTGCACCCGCAGGATCCCGGGCCGCTGGCGCCGGGTGGTCAAGGTGAACGCCCTCGAGATGCGCCGGTAGCGGGTCACGAACTCGTCGTGGGTCCGGCCGAAGATCTCCATCGGCCACTGCAGGACCGACGGCTTGTTCTGGATGGAGCGGATCGCCTCGCCGCCACGCGGCAGGGTATCGGTGGTGATCTCGATGGGGGCCGCGCCCCAGCCGGCCGGGCCCATCAGGGTGAACCAGCCGAGGGTCTCGCTGGTGTTGCTCAGCGCCCACTCGCGCCCGTCCGGGTCGATCCACGTGAAGACCGGCGCGCCGACCGTCTCGTGGTAGGCCACGGTGGGCGGGGTGACGATGTCCTCGGGATTGACGACGACCAGACCGCCGGCGAGCAGTGGCATCCCGGCACCGCCTTCCTCGACGCAGCGCGGCGGCCCAGGATCGCTCCTGAGCCGCCGCGGGCGATGGGGCTAGTAGTTGGACCGGTTGACCCTGTTGAGGGCGTCACGGCGGGCCTGGACCTGGTTGTACTGCTCCACGTCCAAGGTGGCGTCGCGGAAGTGCCAGTGGTCGGTGTGACCACCCGCGATCGACTCCTTGGCCTTGTCGGCCAGGACGGCCATGTTGCTCCACTGCCGGTCGGTCAGGACCTTGTCCGGCGTGCGCCGGCCGTGGAAGACCTGCATGGTGCCGCCCGGCATCTTGCGGGTGTCGGGCAGCAGGCCGCCGTTCTCGTAGGCCCAGTGGACATGGTTGTAGTGGATCCGTTTCACGGCCCCGGAGTAGACGTGTGACCTACCGTCCTTGATCTGCTCCGAGCCCATCGGAGAGAAGATCAGCTCGCGGGAGTTCGGATAGTTCTTGCGCAGCCACTCGAACACGTCGCGCCGGGGCGGGACGTCCACCGCCCGGTTCAGCGAGTGGTACGAGCGGTTGCCGGTGACCGTGATGGCGCCCGGCCGGAAGCCCGAGTTCAGGGCCAGGCCGGGGAACACCGCGCGCAGGACCTGCATCATGCCGCCGGTGCCGCCCAGCGCGTTGCTGGTGCCGAACACCCCCGAGCTGGTGGTGCCGTCGGCCGCTTGGCCGCCGCCGGAGAACAGGCCGGTGACCTTGTCCTTCAGCGTCTCCAGGACCTTGGTCGGCAGCGAGATCAGCTTCTGGATGATCCAGGTGTCCTTGCCGGGAATCTTGTCGAACAGACCCTTGGCCAGGCTGGTAATCGATCCCAGCGGATCCCGGATGAAGTCCGCCGCCGAGTCGAAGACGTCGGACGCCTTCTTGCCGATGCTCTTGGCGGTCTTCTTCAGCCAGTCGCCGAACCCATCGCCGGTCTCGCCGCGTCCACCGACCGCACCGCCCCGGGCGAACCCGGGCAGGAACGTGCCGCTGAGCAGGGCCCGGCGCAGGGCATAGATGACGTCGTGGCCACCGGCGGCCCGGACCTCCCGGTCGGTGAGCACATGCTCGCCGCGGGACAGCCGCGCCGCGATGCTGTCGCTCGTGCCGGTGCCCGGCCCGTGGACCGCGCCGCCGTGAGCGAACCCCGTCCAGCCCCCCTTCGGAGCCGGGATCTTGACGTTCTTCGGCTCGATGTCGAACTTGTCGGCCAACCAGTTGTAGCCCTTGAGCAGGCCGTCGTTCAGCAGGGTCTCGACCACGAACTTGATCGGGACGCCGAGCATCTTCTTGAGGCTGGCCCAGATCTCGCCGAGCTTCTTCATCGCCTTGTTCCAGGTCGGGGCGATGTGCTTGTCGATCCAGTCCTTCATGGGCTGGAAGACGTGCTCGACCAGGGCGTCCCAGGCTGGCTTGATCGCGTGGTCGTACAACCACTTGAAGCCCATCCCCAGGAGCTTCAGCGCGATCATGATGATGCCGATGGCGATCTTGATGAAGGCCGCGAGGATTTGCACGGCCAGGCCGATGCTGCGCAGGATCGGCCGGATGAAGAACCAGAGGAACTTGAATACCGGCGCCAGGATCCGGACCAGTAGCCAGACGATGCCCCTGACCACGGGCATGAACACCTTGTTCAGCAACCAGAAGACGATCACCGCGACCGCGCCGATCACGGTGCCGATGACCTCGAAGATCGGCTTGAGGATGTCGAACAGTTCCCTGGCCACGGCCATGATCCCCTTGAAGGCAGGGAGGATGGCCTGGTCGTACAGGAAGAACGCGAGCTGGCCTAGCTGGGCAAAGAACCCGCCGACGTTGTCGAGCGAGGGCTTGATCATTTGCCAGAAGCTGGAGAACAGTGCGACCACGGCGTCGAATGCCGGTTTCAGGCCGTCGTTGTAGAAGCTCAGCGCAGCCTCGACCATGTCGTCGAAGACCGGGCGCAGCACCTTGATCGCGGTCTTGAGGAATCCGAAGGCCGCCGCCGCGCCGGTCTTGATCGCCTCCCAGAGCACGCCGAGCTTGCCGCGCAGCGTGTCCGACGAGCCGACCAGGGCCGAGAATGCCACCACGACCACCGCGATGGCGCCGGCGATCAGGCCGGGGATCTCCAGTGCCGCGATCGCCGTGGCGCCCGCGAACAGCGCGATCGCCGCGGCCGCGGCGGCGATGCCGGCGACGATGGCGATCAGCGTCTTCTCGGGGATCTTGTTGATCAGCTCGAAGAGCTTGGTGAAGATCGCGACGACCACCGTGCCGACCGGCGCCGCGGCGACGACCAGCTTGCCTACCGTCTTGACGATCTCGCCGATCAGGTGCATTACCGGCGGGCCGGACTGTCGCAGGTAGGCGATGAAGTCCTGGAAGCCCTTGTTCTTCTGCAGCCCCTCCGACCACTTGCGGAAGCTCTCGGTCAGCCCGAGGAAGCCCTGGCTGACCTCGCCGGTGAGCGGCGTGAACGCCAGGAAGAGGTTGAGCACCCCCTGGGTGATGTTGTCGAAGGCGTCGAACATCAGGAACAGCGTCGGCACCGCGGTGTCGGCGATGTACTGGAAGAACCGGGTGAACGCCGGGCCCTTGAGGCTGGCGGCCAGCTTCTCGAAGATGTCGCCCAGCGCGCCGGCCACCCCGTGCACGAAGGTGAACAGCGGCTGCAGGTTGCGCTGAGCGTCCTTGCTGGTCTTGCCGATCAGCGACTCCATGGCCCGCTGCAGCCCGGCGAGCACCGGGTCCGCCGCGGCCCGCAGCGCGAAGAACGCGTCCTTGAGCCCGAAGATGTAGCGGGCGAACTTCTGGGCCGTCGGCGACAGCTTGGCCATCGCCGTGTTCAGCGCGTCCAGCTGGGAACCGCCGGCGACCGAGCTGCGGTCGTTGGCGGCGGCCAGCGCCCGCTTGGCGCTGATCAGGCTCTGGGTGGCGGTGAACTCGGCGTACGCCGCGTCCTTCTGCTGGTCGGCGGCCGCCGCACGGGCGTCGTCGATTTTCTGCTGAGCGGCCTTGATCTTTTTGAGGCCGTCGCTCTGCCCCCGTTGCTGATCTTGAACCGCTTTGGCCAGGTCCCGCTGAGCCTTCTTGTTGCGTTCGTCGGCGGCGGCGAGGTCGTCCTTGGCCTTGACGACCTTGTCGGCCTTCTCGATGCCCTGCTGGAACTGCTTGTCCTGCTCGTCGGCCAGCTCAGCGCCCTTGCGCTTGAGATCGTCCATCTGCAGCAGGCGCTGCTCGTAGGTGATCTGCGCCTGCTCGCGCTCCGCCTCGGACGCGCGCGGGTTGGCCAGCAGCTTGTCCAGATCGGCCTTCGCCTTGGCGATGTCGAGGGTGTTCTGGCGCTGGTCCAGCGAGTTGCCGCGCAGCGAGGAATTGAGGTCCTCGAGCGCCCGCCGGGCATCGCGGTAGGCCTCGGTCAGGCTGGCCCTGGCCCGCTGGTCGTCGATGGCCGCCTGGGTGGCGTCGCGCTGGGCCTGAGCGGTTTTTTCGGCCGCGTCCGAGTTGGCGCGGGCCACGTCCAGGACCGCGTCCTTCTCGTCGACGATCGCGTCCCGGATGGCCCGGCGCGACTTGATCGCCGCGTTGTCGTTGTTACGCCGGGTGTTGGCCAGCGCCATCTCGGCGGATTTGATCTGGTCGTTGGCCGCGACCACCGCGCTGGCCGAGCGGGCCAGCGCGACATTCGACTTCGCCTGGCTGTCGGAGTACGCCCCCAGCGCCTTGACCGCGTCGCCGATGCCGGAAAACGCCAGCGCCATGACGCCGACCCCGGAGCCGGCGGCCAGGGCCGCCGTGCCGATCGCGCCGATCGCGCTGGCCGCCGCGGCCGCCGCCGGCACGATCACCGTGCCGAGCGACGCGCCGAGCGCGATGATGCCACCGAGCCGCGACAGGTTCAGGCTCAGCGCGCCGGCCAGGCCCTTTAGGTTGGCGAGCGCGCCATCGGTGTCGACCTTGACGGTCGCCTTGTCTTTGTCGATCCGGTTGAGCAGAACGAGAATGCCGCCCAGTTCGGTCGCCGCGCTGGCGGCGTCGACCCGGACATCGATGTCGATCTTCTTGTCGCGGGAGATCGCTGACAGCCGGCGGAACTCGCGCTCCACATCGTCGGCGAACGTCTCGACGTCGACGTTCACGCCGATCTGGATGTCACCCAGCGCCGCGATCCGGGCGCGGATCGCGGCCATCTCCTTGTCGATGTTGTTGGCCTGCAGCTGCACCGGCAGATCGACGATGCGGCTGGCGGCAGAGCGAGCGCCCTGCTGAGCCTTGCCCGTCGTAGTGTTGGACAGCATTGCCGCATCGCGGCGCGCCTGCTCGGCCAGCGCCGCGGCGTGGTCGCGGAGGAACTGGTCCTGGGCGCGGCGCTGGCGCTTGTAGTCCTCGGCCACCGCGGCGTCGTACTGGTTGTTGAAGTCGTCCAACGCCCGGCGCTGCCGCTTGTAGTCCTCGGCCACCGCCTGGTCGTAGAGATTGCTGAAGTCGTTGCGGATCTTCAGCTGCCGCTTGTAGTCCTCGGCAATGGCGGCGTCGTACTGCTTGTTGAAGTCGTCGAGCGCCTTGCGCTGGCGCTTGAAGTCCTCGGCGATGGCGGCCTCGTGCGCCCGTCCGAGGTCCTCACGGAACTGGCGGTCCCGCTTCGCCTGCTCCTTGTAGGCGTCGTCCCACGCCTTTAGGTAGACCGCGGCCTGGTCCTCGGCGGCGCGTTGCTCCTGGGTCTTGATGTCGTTGAAGAAGCCGCCGGCCTGCTGGCGGGCCTTGTCGGTGGCCAGCGCCAGCTCGATGGTTCCGGAGCGCTCGGTGAACTGGTCGAGCAGGCCTTCGAGGTTGCCCATCTCGCGCTTGAGGTCGTCGCCGTCGATCTTCACGCCGAGCTTGAGGTTCAGCGGGTTGTTGTCGGCGGTGACGGTGTCGCCGATCTTCAGCTTCGCGGCGTCCTGGATGCGCTGCTTGAGCGCGGCGACCTGGCGCTGGTCCGGGGTGGAGCCCTCCCGGGTGAGTAGGTCCGGCAGCGCCTTGTCCATCGCCTTGAGGCGGGTCAGGTACGCGTCGCTGAACGCGTCGCCCGCGGCGAAGCCCCGCTTGCGCGCGGCGTCGACGATGTCCCGGACCGCGCCCAGCTCCTGGGCGGCGTTGCCGGCGTTGGTGAAGCGGCCGACGGCGTTGACACCCTGGGCGTCCTGCTGGGCCTTGCGCAGCGCGGTCTGCGCGCGCTCGACCCGGGCGATGAAGTCCTTCTCGTTGAACCCCTTGGTGACGTCGATCTCGGAGATCGCGACGAGTTCCTTGCGCAGCCCGGACAGGACCCGGTCGCCCTCGGGGATGTTGGCCAGGCCCGCCCGGACCCGCTTGATCGCGTTGTCGGCGAACGTCTTGCCGAGCACCTGGCCGGCCTTGGCGGTCTCCGCGTCGGCCTGCCGGCCGGCGTTCTGCATCGCCGTGCCGAGCTGCTTGCCCAGCGACCTGTCGAGGTTCTTCGCGATCTCCCGGGCGCCCTTGGCCAGCAGCGACTCGAGGTTGACGAACGAAGGCTCGATCTGCAGAAACGCGGTGCCGGCGTCGTACGCCACGACCCACCTCCAGGTTCGGGATCAAGAGGTGGGCCGTGCTGCGTCACAGCAGCGGCATGACCGGTGAGCGCCGGCGCCGGGTGGACATCTCCGCGGCGCTGAGCGCCGAGCCGTCCGGCTGGATGATCATGACCTTGGAGAGGATCTTCTGGTGCTGCCGGCGTGGATCGCGGATCGCGTCCAGCGCGGTCTCCGGCCGCGGCATCGGCTTGATCTTCGGCGGCTTGCCTCCCTGGGCGGCGATGACCGCCTGGATGACATCGCCGAGGCGATCCACCAGCGCGGTCAGCAGCTCCAGCTCAGGCGACCAGTCGCGCATCCGCACCGGGCTGCCCTTGGGCGTGGGCTGCTTGGCCGCCATCTCGGCGACCTCCTCGTCGAGGCTGACCGCCTCCACGTACGCGGAGTTGCGCGGCAGGTGGTCGATGCGGCTGAGCAGGTACCGCCAGCGGCGCTTGCGCCACAGCTCACCGAGGTTCTCGCCCCGGTTGGCGAGGTCGTTCTCGATCGGCCCTGCGTACCGGTTCAGGATCGCGCAGAGCCGGCGAGTTCCCCCAGGTCGGTCAGCCCGAAGTGCCGGGTGTAGTCGCGGATCAGCTTCTTCATCTTGCCCACCGGCAGGCGCTTGGAGAAGAACTCGTCGCGCTGCTCCGGCTCGATCAGCACGTGCATCATCAGCCGGGGGTTCTCCTGGCCGATGACGATGTCCTGGAAGTCGACCTCGTCGGGGTCCACCATGCGGAAGAACTGGTCCTCGTGCTGGAACCAGAACTCCTCAGTGGGCTTCTCCTTCTCGTAGGTGTCGAGGTTGGAGGACAGTTTCACGCCGGCGGGCAGCTGTGTGATCTTCCCGGCGACGTCGCTGAGCGTCTCGTTGCCGCTGAGCTTGTCGGCCAGGCGCGCGGCCTCTTCGTCGGCCGTGGCCGGCCCCGAGGCGATGGCGGCTGCCGTGGTCTGGTCGGACATGGGTGTGTGCTCCCTGCGTCGGGTGGGCGATGTGCTGGAGACGCCACGGCCCCGGGCGCCAATGGAGGACGTCCGGGGGCCGTGGCGGTGGATCAGGAGTTGGCGGCGGCCTGGCTCTTGGCGTCCGCCCGGGCGCCGGCGCTGCCGGCACCGGTCGACGTGCTGGTCTTCTTGCCGCTGAGCGTGTCGGTGTCCGCCTGCTCGGCGAAGGCGCGCTGCGAGGTCGGCACGACATCCGTCAGTCCGGACTTGACGCGCGGTCCCGCGGTCTCGTCCTTCTCGGTCGGGGCGCCCTTGCTGCCCTTGAGCACCCAGCCGGTGCCCTTCAGGTTGACGTGATCGCTCGGCAGGGTCGCGGTGCGCTCGATGAGCCGGCCACGTTCGCCGATCTTGACGTAGACGTTCTCGGACTCGGCCACGGCCGGGCTCCTTCCGTGTCTAGGTGGGCTTGTCGGATTAGGAGGGCCGGGGCAGCTCGCCCACCCAAGTTCGCTGCCCCGGCCCCGTTCAGAGGGCCAGGTCAGGCGGCCTGGTCGATGCCCATGTCGTCCAGGAGCGCGAGCCAGCCCGGTCCGCCGAAGATCCACTCGGCGTCCGTGCCGGTGGAGCTGTCCTCTTCAGCACGGAACGTGATGTTGTAGGTCACCGGGTCGTCACCGTCAGACATGTTCTGCTCGCCGCGCTCGGTGATCTTGGCGTACGGGTAGTAACGACCCATGTAGATCTCGCCCTCTTCGATCTCATCGACGAAGAGCCCCAGAACCCGGTAGTGGTAGTTGGCCGCGATGTTCGGCTTGGCGATCCGCACCTCGCCGGTAACCGCGGCGGCCTCGATCCCCGTCGTATCGACGCCGATGTATAGTCCCAGCGTGAGGAGCTTGGTCTCCTGCGCGGTGACCGTCATTGACAGCACGTCGGAGGTCTGGTCGGAGCGGGTCGGCTGCTGCGAACCGAACGAGGTGACCTCGCTCTGTGCGGTCTCACGGCCGTATCCGACACCGTCCTTGGTGACCCACCCGAGGTCCTCCCAGCCGGTCGGCAGGGCAACCAGAGCCGCCGAGGCGCCGCTGGTCAGAGAGGCCAGGTTGACCACGGAGGGTGGCGCGATGAAGACACTGCCCGTGAGCGACTTGCGGATGAGCTGGTTCTTCTTGTCCGCCAGGTCGGCGTAATTCGGCATGCCCGGGTCCTTTCATGGTCGAGGCATCAGGTGAGCCCCGACGCAGCGGGGCGGGCGGTGGGTGGGCTGCTCACGCCACGCGGTGGCGGCGGGAGACGATGGTGAAGCGGGACTCGAACCGGAAGATCCCGGGAGCCCAGGGCGCGATCTCCTGCGGCGCCTGGTCGACCATCACCCGGTCGATCACGACGGGGCCCAGCCGCAGCGCCGGCTGCAGGTACCCGGCGATGTCCTCGGCCAGGGCGAAACCCCGGTCGTAGTCGTCATCGAGCACATCGACGTTGATCCGGGCGAAGTCGTTGAGCCGGTCACGCGGCCCGCCGGAACGGGTGGCCCGGGCGAACGGCAGCAGGCCGGTCAGGTCGGCCGGGGTGGCGATGCCGACCCGCTCCGGCGCGTTGACCGCGGCGAGCAGGTGCGCCACGACGGTGGCCATGTCGGCGAAGCGTTCAGTCACGGGCCACCGTCTCGATCCACTCCAGCGTCCGGCGCATGACCCGGTAGTCGGGGGTGTGCTGGCCGCCGACCTCGACGAGGATCGCGTGCTCGGAGATGTTGGCGATGTCGCCGGCCCACCGGGCCATCGGCTCGCCCCGCTGGCGGAACGGGATGTCCGGCACCACGTGCACCTTCGAGCGGAAGCTGGCCTGGTACTCGGAGGAGTCGTTGGGCGCGATCAGCTCCGCGAACATCAGCGCGTGCTCGGTAATCTGGCTGATCGCGTGGTGCAGCTCCGGGCCGACCGCGCAGCGCGCAATGCTGACCTTGTTGGGCTCGTAGCCGGTGAAGCTGACGACCCGGCCGTGGTACGGCCCGGCGCCGGGATAGAACCTGCCAGGCACGTCGACCTCCTGCGCTACGGGGACTCGGCGCGTCGGCAGGCGAAGAACGGCGGGACGTACAGGTGCCCCGGGTAACCGATCTTCATCCGCCCCGCGTTGTGCAGGGCGATGAACGCGTCGCGCTGCTCCGAGGACAGGTGCGGGTAGTAGAACTTGGCGTTCTGGACGGCCTCGTGCTCCCCGATGTAGGCCTTGTAGGTCTTGTCGGTGGGGCCGAGGTACCAGCCGGCCTCGAGCAACTCCATGAACCGGTCCGGGTGCAGGGAGCCGCAGAACGAGCAGGCCGGACCGGGCGCCTTGCCGCCGGCCAGGCTGCGCCCGGCGGTCCAGCTGTCCAGCCCTTCGGCGTGCTCCCACGGGCTGAACTCGGCGAGCCGTCGCGGGCAGGTCTGTGTCGGGTCGGGCACGGCATCTCCTATCCGGTGACCAGGCGCAGCGGGATCTCGAACCCCTCGTTGAGCCACAGCCGGGGCTTCTCGATCACGTCGTAGACGTCACCGCGGACCACCACCTGGTCCCGCGCGGTGAGCCCCGGGGCCTCGGGCGGCGCGAACAGGGTGCCGTCGGCCTGGACCTGGTTGGCGTGGACCTCGTTCTCACGCCCGGCTCCGGGCGCGAACAGGCAGTCCTCGACCACCACGTCGCTGCCGGATCCGGGGATCGGGTGCTGGAAGTTGTCCAGCCGCGCCGGATACCGGAAGATCACCGTCTCGGCGTTGCTGGACCCGAACGCCATCAGTGACCGCCGGGCCCGAAGTACGGTCCATGACTCCAGCCGCGCCGGTGCGTGGACGGCACGAAGCCGCCGGTGACCCGCGCCGTGCCGATCTTGCCGCGCGCGCCGCGGCTGGTGTCGACCGGCGGGAGCAGCAGCCCGGCGTCAGCCGAGATGATCTGCAACATGCCGCTGGCCGCGTCCGGGTCGTAGGCCCGGGAGAACGGGCCGGTGGTCTCGGAGCGCAGACCGCCCGGGTTGCGCATCACCCGGGCGACCATGTTCAGCACGGCCAGCCCGGCGCTGTCGCCCGGCACCGTGCCGGCCACGATCCGTTCGTCGATGCCCGGGTAGCTGTCACGCACCAGCTGGCTGGCCCGCTTTAGCAGTGCACGGGCGGTCGACGCCCGCGCCGCCGAGAGGTTGCCGTACAGCTCGGTGTACTCGCCGAGGGTGGCCAGCGGGGGCACCGCGCTGATCGGGTCGAACCGCTCGAAGTAGCTTTCCTTGCTGGTGGCGGTGCCGGAGGCGCTGAACACGGCCTCGTACACGCCGGCCAGCGAACCGACCAGCGTGATCGGGTACAGCCCACTGGCCGAGGGCGTCTCCGGCACCGGGACATCGGACTGCAGGACCGCCCCGGTCGGGGTGTGGATCCAGCTCATCACCACGTCCGCGCCGGTGGCGGTGGTGTAGGTCAGTTCGATGGCGTCGCCGACATCGCTCACGTCGACCTCCTGATGCCGAGCACGGCGTTGTCGGTGCGAGAGATCCCGCCGAGGATCCGGGCGATCGTGATGGAGCCGACCGGTCGGCGGATGGTGATGACGTGCGCAGCTGCCACCGCCGGTGGCAGCCGGATCCCACCGGCGGTGAGCCCGCCCAGGGCCGACAGCGTCGCCGTTGCGGTGCTGTGTCCGGCCGCGCCGGCCACCACCGTGGCGACCGCGCTGAACAGGGCCGCGATTTGCAGCTGCCGGGTCGGCGCGGCGAACAGCGACGTGCCGGCCGACAGGGCCACCGTGGCGTTCTGCACCGGCAGCGCCTGCAGTTGCGATGCCGCTGACAGCAGTACCGTGGCGACCCGCTCGCGGTCGCCGGCCGCACTGACCGAGGCCAGCGCACTCAGCGCGACGAACGCGGTCTCCCCGGTCACCGCTGCGGCGGTCATGCCGGAGGAGGCGCTCAGGTCAGCCGCCCCGGGATGCACCCGCCGCCCCGTGGCACTCAGAGCCGAGGCGGCCGTGAGGTGCGCCACCGACTGCAGCGTGCGGAAGGCTCCCGCCGCCAGGCCGGAAGCGGCGCTGAGCGTGACGCCCTGCGCCGCGCCGGCCTGGCCGGTCGCCGATAGCTCGGATGCGGCGGACAGGTCCGCTGCCGCCACCGCAGCCGGCACACCGGCCGCGGTGAGCCCGGTGTCGGCTGCCAGCGTGACACTGGCGAGTCCTGCCACCAGGGCGTTCACGGTCAGCCCGGAAGCGGCCGCAAGTGCTGCCGTACCGGATCCGGTACCGATCGCTTCCGCGGTCAGTCCCGATGCTGCGGACAGTCCCGCCGTGCCGTACGCGAGGTACAGCGCTTCCACGCTGAGCCCGCCCGATGCCGCCAGCACCACACTGGCGGAGCCGGTGGCATCGGGAGTGGCGGACAGGTCGGTAGCAGCCGCCAGCGCGACAGCGGCCAGCGCGATGGTGACGCCGCCGCCGGTCAGCCCGGAAGCGGCGTCGAGCGTCACGCCGGCGACGGCGATCGCAATGGCCCCGGCGTCCAGCCCGGAAGTAGCACTCAGCGCGGCCGCGCCGGCGCCGGTGGCCAGCGCGGTGACGCCGAGCCCGGACGCGGCGGACAGGTTGATGCTCTGACCGGAGATGGCCTGAGCGGCCGCGACCAGCTCGGAGGCCGTGGTCAGGTCGACGGCCAGGGGCTGCACCCGGGCCGCTGCGGCCGCCAGGTCGGTGGTCGCCGACAGGTCGGCTGTGCCCGGCTGGGTCACTACACCGGTCGCCGACAGCAAGCTGGCGGCGGACATGGCCGCCGAGGAGAACCCGGTGGCCAGCGCCGCGGCCGAAAGCGAACTGTCGGCGGCCAGCGCGACAGCGGCCGGCCGGATCAGGATGGCCGCCGCGTTCAGGTCCGATGCGGCGCTCAAGGCGGTCGCGCCGACCGCGGTGGCACCCGACAGCGCCGACAGCGCCGAGGCTGCCGACAGACTCGCCAAGGCGAGGCCCGTCGCCAGCGCTGTGCTGCCGAGCCCGGAAGCGGCGGACAGGGCAACCCCGGCCATGCCAGTAACCACGCCGGCGACGCCCAGGCCGGATGCTGCACTGAGGGCGGCACTGGAAACCGCGGTGGCCAGAGCCGTGCTGCTGAGTCCTGAGGCCGCGCTCAGCGTCGCCGCGCCGTCGGTGGTCCGCACCGCCGCGGCGGTCAGCCCGGTGGCGGCCGACAGGTCGGCGGCGCCCAAGGCGATGGTGGTGCCGGTGGCAGCCAGTTCCGAGGCCGCGCTGAGCGCCGCCGCGACGTACGCCGTGACAGCGCCCGTGGCGCTGAGGCCTGATGCAGCCGACAGCGCGGCCGCTCCCGGTCGGATCGGCACCCCGGCAACGCTGAGGTCTGTCGCCGCGCTCAGGGTGGCGCTGGCGACGCCGGTGGCCAGGGCTCCGGCCGTCATTCCGGACGCGGCCGACAGGCCGGCGGTTGCGACTCCCGTGGCCAGTCCGGTCGCGCTCAGCCCAGAGGCGGCTGACAGGTCGGTCGCGCTGACCGCAGTGAGCAAGCCGGTGGCGCCGAGGCCTGTGGCGGCCGACAAACCTGCCGCCGCCACGCCGGTGGCGATGGCCGCCGCCGACAGGCCGCTGGCAGCGCTCATCGCCACCGCGCCCGTGCCGGTCGCCACAGCGGCAGCGGTCAGCCCCGAAGCACCCGACAGCGCTACCGCACCCAGGTTGGTCTGCACCGCGGCCGCGGCCAGCCCGGTGGCCGCGCTCAGCGAGGCCGCTCCCGGCTGGATCTGGGTCGCCCCGGCGCTCAGCCCGGTAGCGGCGGACAGCGAAGCGCTACCCGTGGGCGCCGGCCCGGGCAGGCCGACGTCGGTCATGACGATGTCGTCGAAGTAGAAGTCGGCCAGCGAGGCGGTCGCCGTGAACTGGCCGATGCCGATCTCGTTGACCGCGCCGGTGGTGGCGAACACACCATTGCCGACGATCGTTTCCAGTGGGCTCGTCGAGTCGCCCAGGTACAGGTAGATCGTGTTGCTGAGCGTGCCCGCCTGGATGTCCCACTCGACCCGGTAGGTGGTGTTCGCCGCCAGCGTCGTGGTGCCGGTGCCGCCGCTCGTGGCCGGCGCCGAGTTGTTGCCCTGGCGTAGCTCGAGGCCGGCGCCGTTGGCATACCGCAGCCGTGCCACCTGTGTGGTGGCACGGCGCCACCGGATCAGCTCACGGTCCTGGCTGGTGCTGGTCAGCTGGAAGTACATCCGGCCGTAGACCCGGGTCGGCGAGCCGACGACGGTGGAGTCCCAGACGGTGAACACCTGGGCCGCGGTGCCGCCGGTGGACAGCCGGTAGCCCAGCAGGCCGTGCTCGGCCGCGGTCGTGGAGTAGGTCAGCGCCCCGGTGGTGCCGATCGTCACCGACACCCAGGCGTCGCCGGAGGTGCCGCCGCTGTTGCCGGTGGTGACGGTGCTCGCGTTGGTGCCGCCCTCGGCGGAGTTCACGAGCCGCACGGCGGCCCCCCTTCAGCTCGAGAGACCGCCGTACGCCGGGATCGACTACGCCAGCGTCACGGTGACGCTGGACGCGGCGAAGCTGAGCGAGTCGCCGGACGCCACCGTCTTGCTGGCGGTCAGCGCCCCGGCCCACGCGCGCCGCGGGGTGCCGTTGGAGTCGTAGATGTCCACGCCGGTCACCGTGGCCGCCGGCATGGCGGTGAAGGTGATGGCACCAGAGTTGGCGGCCGACCCGGCGCTGGCCGCGCCGAAGGCGATGGTCTGCCGGGCGTACGAGCCGCCGGTGACCTCGGTGCCGGCGGTGCCGGCGGTGCCGGTCGCGGTGGCCAGCGCCAGCTTCATGGCGCCAGTCGGCGCGGTGTATGTGGCGGTGCCCAGCGAGGCGTCCAGCAGCCGGTTCGCCTCGGCGGTCACGATGTTGTTGGCCATGGAGGATCAGCCCTTCTGCTCGTCGCCGGCCGTGACCGGCTCGTCGGCCGGTGCCGTCCAGCCGGGCTTGTCGGCCTCCGGGCCGGTGGTGACCAGGTGGGCGCGCAGCGCGTCACCCTTCGGGTTCTTCTTGACGCCACCGACGTCGGCAAGCTGGGCCTTGCAGACCTCGCAGTCGCCCGCGATCACGTGGCAATCCATGTGCCAAGTGATCAATGCGCCGTCGCCGCTGGCGATGACGTGCCGCGGGTGGTCGTCGCTCTGAGCGCACCCGATGCAGGTACGCACGGGATTCGACATCTCGTCCTCGTTTCGTGTGGATCGGGTGCGGGGCAAGGGGGATCCGCGCCCCGGCGGCGGGGAAGGCTGCCGGGGCGCAAGATCGATGGGTTACTGGATGCGGCCGTCGTCCTTGAGCCGGGCGATGATGTCGCCGCGGTCCGCGGCGGACGCCACGTCGACACCCAGCTGGGCGGCGTACGCGCGCCAGGCGGCCTCGGTCGCCCCCCTGCCGGAACGCGGCGGCTCCGGCAGGACCGGAGCGGCCGCCCCCTCGTCGGTGATGACCGGCTCCGGATCGGGTAGTGGCAGGCCGTTGACCGTGCCCTGAGCGGCCGGAACGACCGCACTGGAGGCGGTGTCGGCCAGCTGCTCCGTCAGGTTCGGGATGCCGTTGGTGCCCGGCTCACTCGGGATCACCGGCTGGCCGGTGTTCATGACATCCACCGACGGCGTGCGCCGGCCCTCGGGGCCCCACGGGTTGGCGTCGGCCTCGACGGGTGCCCAGCACTTCGGGTTCCGGATGAGGGCGGCGACCTCCGGGGGAGGTACGTCGCCCTCGTTCCAGACCACGCCGTCGAGGATCACCAGCCGCGTCAGGGCGCGGGGCTTCTCCTCGGCGGTCACCAGAGGGTGGCCGTCAGGAGCTTGAGGTTGTCGGCCAGCACGGGCATGCCGATCGCCGTGACCTTGGTCCAGGTGCGGACCGGGTCGCCCTCCTTGGTCACCATGCCGACCAGGCCGGGAGCCTGGGCGAAGGTGAGCTGCGGGTTGTTGAGCCCGACCAGCTCCAGCGCCTCCGCCGTGACGCCCCAGTAGGTGTTGCCCAAGGCGGTGGCGGTCTGCGGCAGGAAGATCATCTTGTTGGCGGGGATGATCCGGGTGGCCGTGTTGTTCACGTACACCTGCGAGTCGTACTGCACCAGCTGCGGCAGGTCCTCGCTGTCCAGCACCGCGGCCAGCTGCGACCGGGTGATGACCGACGGGGTACCGCCCAGGGTGGCGTAGCGCGAGCGCACCTTCTCGTTGCGCAGCATGTGCCCGATCGCCTGGCGCGAGGTCAGCGCGTAGGCGGGGGCCTCGCCGGCGTCGTCGACGTACAGGTCGACCCAGTCGCGCATCTGGTCGAGCGGGTCGGCGTCGACGTGGTCGGTCCACGGGTCCGGCGCGGTCGGCATGTGGCTCGACGGCACACCGAAGTCCGCCTCGATGCCCTTGAGACCGTTTTCGCCGGCGAAGGTGAACTTGCCGGTGGTCAGGACCTGGCCGCGGGCCAGCTCCATGCGGGCCAGGACCGCCTCGGTGTTGATCCGGGCGTCGTTGTAGAGCGCCTGGATCAGGCTGGCGGTGTTGTCGCCGCCCGAACGCAGCATCTCCAGGCGCAGGCGCTCCTCCTCGCCGACCAGGGTCTTCTGACCCAGGGGCGGCAGGCTGACGCGCGAACGCTGGAAGTTGTCACGCTCGCCGATGGGCGTTTCGGCGTCGTACGCCCGGAACATGGCCGCGCGGTTGCGCTTGAAGGCCGTCGTGAAGGCGGCCTCGATGTCGGAGATGTTCTGGTCCGGCAGGAAGGTGCTGAGCGTGTAGTTCGCCGGGACCGGCAGCTCACGCACGAATCCGGTCAGGACGCCGGGCTCGATGAGATCGAAATTCAGTGCCATCGTTACGCCTCCTCTCAGGCCAGGTAGACCAGGCGGCCGGCAACGTCGGCCTGACCGGCCGAGTCGACGCCGTGGTCAGCGGTGATGGCAGCCAGCTTCGAGAGCCGGACCGTGCCGTGGACGAGCAGCGCCGCGCCGATGTACAGGCCGGAGCCCGTCACCGACTTGGTGCTGAAGAGGTGGCCGACCATGGTCTGGCGACCGTCGGTGGCGGCGTTGTCGTAGGGGCCGAACATGTCCTGGGTCGCGCCAGCCGAGGTGACCTTGCCGAGGGCAACGCCACCGGGGATCAGCTGGGAGCCGGTGTAGTAGGACAGCGCGCTGAACAGCGACTTGACGAGAGTGATCGTCTGCGTCGAGTCGGTGCCGTGCGCGGAGCCCAGCCAGCTGAAGTTCTCGGGCGACCAGGGCCCGTAGCTGCGGACGCTGAGGTCCATGGGTTCTCCTTGAATGGGGTGGCGCGCGAGAGGCCTCGGCGCCGGCTGCTAGCGGTTTCCGCCGTTGGCGAGGAAGGCGCGCGCCTGCTGGCGCCCGGCCTCCAACTTGTCGAGCGGTGCCGACGTCTGAGCGCCCTGACCGAGATCCGGCAGCTGACGCGGCAGGCCCGTGGCGGGCTGCGGCGGCTGCGCGGAGTACGGGACGCCGACGGGCAGAGCGCCCGGGGTGGCGGGGACAGCCGGAACCGTGACGGCGGTGGCTGCGGCCTGCGGGGCGACGGTGTCGACGAAGGCGAGCACCTTGGCGGCGTCCACCGTCAGGCCGTCGGCCCCGAGGAAGTGCTGGTGGTTCAAGTTCGAGGCGAGAGCCTCCACCTGGTGCGGCTGCAGGCGCTGCTGCAGGCCCGCGCGCACGTGCGCGTCGACGAGGACGACGGCGGCCCTGGCGGTCGCGGATCGTTCTCCCTCGGCACGAGCGGCCGTGATCGCCTTCTCCTGATCGGTGGCCTGGCTGGCGACGAGCTGGTCGTATTGCCCGGCCTTGGCCTTGACGGCGTCGTAGTCGTTGCGCTCCTTCGCGCGCGTCTCCCACTGCCGGGCGTGGTACTTCCAGTACGCCTCGCGCTGCTCGGCGTTCATCTGCTCCAGCGGGGTGCCCTGCGGGTAGCCGCGATCCGCGTCGGTTCCCGTGGCGGGATCCTGCGGGGGATTGACGGGCTGCTGCACGGCGGGCTGGGCCGGAACGGCGACAGCGGGCGGCTGGACAGGAGCGGGCGGGTTCAGTCCGGGCACCGTGACGGTGAGTCCGGGCAGAGTGGTCGTGGTGACCCCGGTCGACAGGGTGGCCGGCAGCTGCACCGGGAGTACCGGCTGCTGTCCGACAACCGCGGCCGCCGCTGGATCCTGCGGCGGTGCGGCCTGCACGGCCTGAGTAACTGGGACCGGAGCGGCCTGCGCCGCCGGTGCCGGCTGCACAGCCGGTGTGCCGGGCTGGGTGATCTGGGCCGGCTGTGCCGGAGCGGCGGGCGGCGTGACGCCTCCCGTGGCGGTGATCAGGCCCGGGATGTGCGGCTGGGTCATGGTGGTGACTCCCGTGTCGGGTTGATGGGTGTGGGCGCCCATGGCGGGCATGAAAAAGCCCCCACCGCATCAGGTGAGGGAGGTCTTGGTGTCGCAGTCGACTGTTAGGCTGTTAGTTCGACAACCCCAGCTAGACAGGAGCAAGGCATGGCAGTGAACAAGACCGACATCAGCGACTGGTTCGACCGCGGCACTGAGCGCGGCGCGACGCGCATGATCGTGGTCCGCGAGGGCGGTATCGACCGCCCGGTATATGTCACCGGGGAACTCCAGGCCCAGTTCCAGCTGGCCTGGAACCGGTGCGCCGTCGGCCTCCAGGTGGTGGAGTGTTACGACCTGCAGGCCGACAAGGGCAGCCAGCTCGCCGAACAGCGCGCCTGGCATGTGCCGGCATGACCGCCGACTACTGGACGCCCGGCGTCAGCTACACCGACGAGTTCGTCGCCCTGGCGCACCAGGGCCAGCCCTACGGCGAGGAACCGTACGTCAACCATGTCCGCCGGGTCGCCGGCCGGCTGAGGCCGCACGGCGAGTGGGCGTACATGGCCGGCCTGCTGCACGACGTCGTCGAGGACACCGTGGTCACCCTCAAGCTGCTGCGCGACCTGGGCTACCCGGACATGGTGGTCAGGGCTGTCGATGCGGTGACCCTGCGCGAGGGCGAGAACTACATGGACCGCATCTACATCGCGGCCGCGCACCCGCTGGCCTGCCACGTCAAGCTGGCCGACAACACCGACAACCGATTCGAGCTGCGCAACCTCATCAAGACCGAGCCGCGGCGGGTCCGGCGGCTGTGCGAGAAGTACGACGAGGCCCTGGCGGTCCTGGTGCCGGCTCGCGACGCACACATGCGCGAACACGGGCTGGGCCGGCAGGAGTGCATGGTCTTCGGCCCGGCGATGGCCGAAGAGGACTGATGAGCGCCGACCGTTGGCCAGCTGACGAGCAGTTCGCCGACTTCGTGCTCGGTGGCTGGTGGCTGGAGAACTTCATCAAGGTCGAGCTGCCCTCCGAGGAGGTCGACCCCGAGTCCTGGACGCGTGAGGCGATGGTCGCGCGGTTCCACGACTCGCCCACGGCTGGCGGGCTCTGGTAGTTACGGCAGGCGCGCGCTCAGTTCGCGGATCTTCTGCCTGTTCCACTGGATGGCCTGGTCGACGTCGCTGCTCTCGCCGGCCCGGCCGACCAGGCTGGACAGCTGCTCCTGCAGCGACTCCAGCTCGGCCAGCCAGTTCGTCTCCAGGTCCTGGCTCTGCGTGCGGGCGAAATCGGACAGGCCACGGAAATTCTGGTCGGCATTGGTCAGCACCGGGCCCAGCTCACCGTGCTCGTCGTAAGACACCCGCACCGTCTTGAGCTGGTTGCGGGTGTTGCCGCCGGCGGCCTTGTAGATCGCGGCCAGGTCCTGATCGTTCAGGGTCTGGCCGGGGTCATAATCGGCCAGCACCGCGGCCACCGTGCACCGGCAGCGCGAGTGGATCGGCATCAGGTCTTCGATGTGGTAGAGCCGGTCGGCGGCTACCACACACAGGCCGCACGGCGGAGCGCCGGAGCCCAGCTCGGGGTGCAGGATGCGCCGGTAGCCGACCACGCTGGTGGGCTTGCGCTGGGTCAGGAACTTGTTCGCCTGGGCCCGGTCGGCCAGCATGACGTCGGTGTCGGCGACGATCGCGGCGCGGCGCAGGCCCTCCAACGCGGCCTGCTCGGTGCTGATCCCGCGGGAGACCGTCACGAACCGCACGTGGTCGGCGATGCGCCCGTAGACCTCCTCGGCCGGCACCGCGGCGACACGGCTCTGCGAGCGGGTGGCCTGAGCCGCCGGGATCGAGTCGCGGCCGGACTTGGCCAGCTGCTCGATGACGTCCTGCGGAAGCTTGCGGCGCAGCGAGCGCACGTCGATCGCGCCGACGGTGTCGTAGCGGCGCCCGGTGATCGCGCTGGTGGAGCGGGCCATGTAGCCGTCGGTGACGCTGGCCGTGCGGCGCTGCGCCGACTGCACGATCTTGACCGCGTCGGTGACCGCGCGGCGGGTCTGCTTCGGGTCGCGCCAGTCGTCGATCTTTCCGAACGCCTGGCGGACACCGGTCTGGGCCAGCTTCGACTGCTGGTCGCGTACCGCGGCCTGGGCCTGGATCAGCGCCTGCAGCTCGCGGATCTGGTCAGTGCGCCGCGCCACGGTCCGGCTCCCGCAGCTCGCGACCGTCCAGCGAGTGGTGTGTGATCAGCTTTCCGGCGCCGCCGGTCTCGCCGATCAGGTGCTCGACGTCCGGCCCGCAGGGGCAGTCGACGCCCTCCTCGTCGTGCTCGATCAGGTCGCCGAGCGGCAGCACATGCAGGATCGCCATGTCGCTCCCCTCTGCTACGCTGTTCCGGCAGCCCGGCCACCAGCCTCCGAAGGTTCCCGCCCGATAGGTAAGTCGGCCGGGTTGCACCAGCTCCCCGCAGGTCAGCGCCAGGCGGGGGACGACGGGGTCGCCCGCGGTTTGTCACCGCATCGGTGGCCCCGTCCCATGTCCGCCTAGCCTGATCGGATGCGCAGGTATCGCACGGCGCCCGGATACTGGGCGATCAGCTTCGGTCGCAGCCCCGGCGGGTGGCACATCCAGCTGGCCCGGTGGGTCTTCACCACTGAGGTGGCCAGCGGTTAGGCCCGCAGGCTCTTGGGCGCCGTGCCGATCTGCAGCTGGGTACCGCCGGTCAGGCCCTTGAGGCTGGCCAGTTGCGCGGCCGCGTTGTTCGCGGTGGCCTGGGCCGCCTTCGCGCCGGCGTTGTCCCCGTCGTCGTTGCCGGCCTTGCCGGCGTTCGGGTCCAGCGACTTGGCGTTGGCCGCGGCCTGCTCCTGCGCCTGCAGCAGAAGCTGCTGCTGCAGGGCGATGAGCTGCTCCTCCTCGCGCTCCGACTGCATCCGCTCGATCGTCTGCGGGTCGAAGTCGAAGATCAGCTTCATCATCGAACGCCAGGGGATGAGCGTCTGCACCTTGTTCGCCGCGTCGGCCTTCTCGGCCAGGCTGAGCCGGTCCGGGTTGGCCCACAGCGACTGGATCTTGCTGACGTCCGCGCGCTCGGAATCGCCGACCGCGGAGAAGATCAGCGACATGACCTCGGACCACAGCGGCTTGCACCGCTCGATGCGGTCCTCGACCTTGTAGACCAACGACTCGCGCTGCATGCTCGCGCCGTCGGCGCTCTGGTTGGCGCCGCCTGGATTGAGGTAGTACATCGGGGTCTTGGTGGTGGCCGCGAACTGGATGATGTCGCTCTCGTTGATCTCCAGGATCTGCCGCATGTCCGCGGCGCCGGACTCCCAGATCTTCGCGCCCGGCGGCAGGAACCAGACCGCGCCGGGGTCAGAGGTGAACACGCCCGAGTAGTCGATCGGGTTGCCGTCCTCGTCCTCGGTGTCGATCGGCTCCTCGGCCGTCGTCTCGATCGCCCTCTGCCGAAACGCCTGCAGGGCGGCCGTGCAGAGCCGGTTCAGCGTCTGGTAGTTGATCCGGTCCAGGATGTCGATGTGCTTCTCGTACTCGCCCTGGCCGTCCTTGTTCAGGAAGCGCACCACCGGCAGCTGCTCGTGGCCTAGCGTGCCGGACCGCTCGTTGTCCCAGGTCCAGGTCTGCGGTGACCAGTACATCGGCCCCACGTGCGGGTCGAGCGCGCTGAACGGGGCGTCGCGCTTAGCCACCCAGACCTCGCCGGGCAGGTACAGGTACGCCCGGTCTTCGCCCTCGATGTCGTCGCGCAGGAACTTCAGCGCGGCGCGCAGCTGGTACGGGTCGACCGGGTCGGGCTCGCCGACCATGTAGCGCGGGTCCTCGGCGGTGACCACCGGGATGCCCCGCTTCTCGTCCATCCAGCCGACGATGACGAAGGCCTCGCCCAGGTTCAGCATCAGGTCGTGGGTGTCGGCGCAGACGATGTTCATGCGGGCGCGCAGCCAGATGTCGATCGCGTCGGTGTCGCCGGTCTCGTCGGCGTCGACCGCGGTCCGGAAACCGACCGGCTTCATTCGCTCGCTGACGGCCGAAACGGCCAGCTCGGCATAGTTGGTACGGGCCTTCTTCTGGAAGGCCGTGAACAGCCCTCGGGCCACGTCGTTGCCCTCGGGCAGCGGCGGGTCGCCGTGGTAGCGCTTGTGCAGCTCGTTCAGCCGGTCGTGGCGCTTCTGGTCGGACAGCCGGCGGAACAGCCGGTCCATCCACCAACCCGGACTGAGCCGGGTCTCCACGTTGATCGCCACGCAGGCACGCTCCTTCCAAGGATCACGGAGCTGTGCTACGTTCTGCGCCGAGGCTCGCCGCCCGTTAATCTTCGGATCAACAGAGACCGGCGGGCCTCAACCATTTCTACGGCTCGCGTACGCGCTCGAAGTACAGATCGAACGCATGCGCCAGCCGCGCCGCGCACTCGGTGTGCCAGATCCGCCGGCCCTCGAGCCAGCGACGCCCGCAGCGCGCGCACATGGCGCGGGCCAGGACCGGACGGTGGTCGCGGCGCACCAGCAGGTCGCTGTGCGCCACTTGGTACCTCATGGTGCTTCGCCCTCCCTGGCGAGCACCGGCGGCCGCAGCGTAGTGAGGACGCCACAGCCGCCGGGCCAGTTCTCAGGCGGTCGGGCCCGGAGCCGACTCGTCGCCGGCGATGACGTCGGGGGTGAGGCCACCGTCGTCCGCGGGCGGCGGGGTCGGGATGTCGGAACCGTCAGCGTCGCCGACCTCCACATCGAGGTCACGCAGCTGCTGCGCCACCGCGTCGGCCTTGGCGTTGGCGGCGTCGAGCGCGGCCTGGCCGGCGGCCGAGAGGTTCTCCCGGTCGGCTTCCATCGCCGCTCGCAGAGCCTCGAAGTCGGAGTGCACGTCGGTGACGACGGTGCCCAGGGCGTCGATCTTGCTGGACAGGTCGTTGATCTGGTCAGATGCGCGGGCCATGAGGGTCAGCTCCATTCGGGAAGTGGCGACCTCGATCTGCTGCAGCCGCACCACGGCGTCGTCCAGGACGTCGAGGCGCGCCTGCAGGCGCTCGAGATGGGAGTGGAGGTGCTCGTACTGGTCAGGTCGCACGGGTCACCGTCCTTCGGGAGGGTTACTTGCCGACCGCGTGGAAGTTGACGGGGTAGGCGGTGGACGCCGACGGCGCGGAGCCGAAGGCGATCGTGAACGTGGTGGTGGTGACCGCGGCGACGTAGGGCGCCAGCGCCGCCACGGCCGCGCTGCCCGGGGTCAGCACCACGACGGGGGCGACGGCGAACGCGTGGTTGAACGTCACCACCGCCTGGTTGCCGGCGGCCAGGCTGGCCGAGCCGGAGGTGACCGTCACGGTGCCGGCGGTGTCCTTGCCGGTCACCGCGGCGGTGGCGCTGGTTCCGGCCGCCGCCTGCGCGGCCACGGTGGGAGCGGAGCCGGTCGGCACGATGTGGCCGTAGCGCAGGTCCACCGCGATGCCCAGTGCGTCGCGGGCCTTGGTCGCGCTGGACAGGTCGCCGGCGACGATGTGCGACTTGCCGATCGGGATGACGCTGAGCGCCGGTGCGACCCCGCCCACCCAGGCGGCGCCGTTGCGGATCTCGTCGACGTGCGCGACGGGCATCGCGGTGTGGTCGGTGCCCGCGGCGTACCGCGTGCCCTCGACGATGACGGAGTAAGCCAGAGCGGTCACGGCGGACCTTCCTTTGTCGGTTGGCCCGCCAGTGGCGCGGCCGGAACTAGCGGACCCGGCGGGGGATCCGCTTGGCGCGCGGACCGGTCTTGACGCCGGCCTTGATCGCGTCGTTGCGTGCCTGGAACGCCAGGACGGAACTCATCGCGGCGTCGATCTTGCGAGGACTTTTCGGCAGCTCCTTGCGCAGCAGATCGCCCTCGGTCGTCTTGCGGACGTAGCAGTTGGCGAGGTGCCGGCGCAGGATCAGCGGCTTGTTCTCGTCGCCCTCCGGGCGGTCCTCCGGCGGCACGATCGACAGCACTCGCAGCGTCGGGTCACCGGTGGCCATGCCCTTGGCGGTGGACTTCACCGCCAGGTAGAACGCCTCCACCGCGGCCGCCATCCGGGTCCGGATGTTGGCCCGGAACTCCAGCGGCTTACCCGCCGTGGCGCGCGCCTTGAGCTGCTTCTCCCAGCGGTTGTGCCAGGTCGCGATCCAGCTGGACCACATGGCGGGGTCGCAGTAGAAGCCCACGACCCGGTAGGTCTTGAACGCCTGCTGCACCGCGGCGTCCACCGCGGGCTCGTCGACGCTCCACTCCCGGTGCGGTGGCAGATCCGCCGGCCGCTCGTCGATGTGGAGAAGCTCCAGGTGACCATCGGCGACCCTGCAGGCGACCAGGGCGGTGCTGTCGTCGTTGATCGAGCCGTCGAATCCAAGCGTGATCACGTCGCCGGGCTGCAGCGACCTGGTCGCGTCCTTGCAGGCGTCGATGTCGCGCAGCGGTAGCCAGGTGTCCTTCGACGACGTCTCGGCGTTGAGGAAGTAGCGCCGGCTGTCGGCGGGGTCCGCCTTCAGCGAGTAGAACTCGTCCACGATCGACGGGATGTCGTTCCACTCGATCGCCTCGCCGAAGGCCTCCTTGATGGCCTCGACCAACTGCTCCTCGACCGTCAGGTCAGGGCAGTCGCCCCACCGGTGGTCATAGAGCATTCTGATGCGACCGCGCTTTTTCTTGTTCTCCCGGATCAATTCCGCCTCGCGGAATGTGGTCTCGGCGACCGAATCCTCACCGGGGGCGAACATCGTCGTCGTCTCGATATACCAAGGCTCCGACGCGGTGCCGCGCAGCTTGACCAGGTTGCGCGTCACGGTGGTATGCATACGCCGAAGCTCGGGATTGTTATAGAGGTGCGACTCATCGAATACGACGAATGTCTCTTTACCGCCGTCTTTCGCGGCAGAGCTGGCGGTCGACGGCATGACGAACCCGCCGTTCGGCAGGTAGACCCGGGTCCTACCAGGGTCGATGCCCGGGATGTGACTCAGCGGACAATCGTCGTCGGTCAGGTTGAAATAGATGGTGTCGTAGACGTTTCCGGTCTGTCCTTCCTCCGTGGCCATGATACGGATCATGGGCACGTGGACAGGCCGGCCCATCGGCTCGCCCTCTTCGTAAACGTACTCGAAACCTAGATCCCACGGGTCGGTATAGATTTCGCCACCCTCGGCGAAACCCGCGAAACGGCACGGTCCGAGCGCCTCGAAAAGAGCGATATAAGCGGCGAGGCCGCTCTTGTTCGTCCCCTTAGGCCGTGACAGGAAACAGTGGTCGTAATGGCGCTTGCCCTCCGGCAGAAGCGCATAGACGTCCAGGACGAAGCCGGCGAACTCGTCGCCGAACGAGATCTCCATGCCCTGGACCGCGCCGGGCCCATGACGCACGAAGAACTCGATCCACTCACAGGCCAGGGCGCCCAAGCTGCGCAGCCGGTCGTGTCCGGGCGCGCGCACCAGGGTGCGCGGCACGGCTCAGCCTGCCAGGCGGGCGCGGCGCGACGGCGCCTTGGTGATGTCCTTGACGTTGCCGGTGTCCGGCACCGCCGGCGGCTGAGCGGCCAGCTCGTCGGGGAACTGCGCCGGATCCACGTAGCGGATGCCGAGCTTGCGCCGGTGCTCCATCGTCATGCCCAGCAGCGCCAGGCGCTGGCGCTCCTCGCCGATCAGGTTGGCGGGCAGCGCGCCGCCGAAGATCTCGCCCCAGATCTGGTTCTTCAGCACCGCAGTCTCGATGGCGAACAGCCAGTCGGCTTCGGTCCACAGCCGGCAGTGCGGCATCCGGCGCACGACATTCCACCAGGCCACGGTGGTCTCGTACCAAGGCAGGCCGGGGATGTCGGGCAGGTCACGGTCGGAGCCCGCTCCGACGTAGGGCAGATCGGGGACGTCGACGAAGTCGGCACCGGAGTGGCCGTGCTTGACGGCCTTCGGAGCCGGGCCGGTTCGAGCCATGGTGATCACTCCCGTGTCGGGAAGGGGAAGAGCCCACAGGCCGTGGCGGCCGCGGGCTCTCAGTGGGTGGGCGGCAGGAAAGCGCGTTACGGCAGGAGCCCGCGCACGGAGATCTTCGGGGTGCCCGCGGAGATGGCCTTGACCACGGTGGCGCCGTGGGTACGCGGCCTCACCGTGAGTCGGCCGATCGCGGCCGGCAGCACGATGCTGCCGTCGGTGGCCACGGCCGGCGTGGCGCCGTCGGTGGTGAAGTAGATCGCCGCGGTGCCGTCGACATTGGTCAGCTCGACCTCGCCGTAGTCGGCGTCCAGAGTGAAGGTCTTCACGGTGGACGCCACCAGAGTGAAGTGCTGGGGGTTCGCCATGTCGCCCGCCTAGCTGCGGGACAGCACGGCGAAGGTGACGGTGGCGGTCACCGACCACGACAGGCTCACCATGCCGTCGACGTCGCGGTAGACCCGGTCCGTCGGCACCACTAGAAACGCCTCGGTGCCGTTGACGATGGTGCGGGTCCGGTCGGCGATGGCGAGGTCGCCGTCGGCCACCGCCGGGGTGGCCATGGTAAGCACCGTGCTGGCCGCGTTGGCGTTCTTGACATGCAGCACCACGCCGGGACGAACGCGGTCGCCGCCGCCGCCGCTGGCGGCGTAGTAGCTGGGCTGAAGGACCGTCTCGGTGAAGGTCTGGGGGCTGCGGTCAGCCATCTCTGTGCTCCTCGTGTGCGCAGTGAGGTGCCCGCCGGGACACCCGGTAGGCGGGAAGGCATTGCGGTGCTCGCGCGAGCGATGTGAAGCTCGACAGGTGTTGCTCGCAGCGGACCAACCGGCCACCAGCGGCGCGTCGTTACCGACCCTCACCGCGGTGCTGGTGATCGGCGCGGTGATCTTCGGGTTCGGCTACCGACTGGCCGTCACGCACCGGGCCAACAGCGACTACAAGAAGACCAAGGCGGGCCTGCCCGGGATGCGCAAGGCGTTCTGGGAGGCGCTGTGGGCGGCCGTGAAGTTCGGCTTCTGGATGGTCATCGCGTTCGCGCTGCTGCTGTCCTGGGTGGTGCACGAGGCGCGCGCTAGCTAGGCAGCTCGTCCTGGTCGACGTGGTCGGCCACCAGCATGTCCGGCGGCTTGAGGTGGATCTGCGGCCCGCAGCCGCACTCCAGGCTGTCGGTGTGCCCGGCGCCGTCGTCGGGAATGACGTGGTGCACCTCGACCTGGTGACCGTTGCCGCCCAATGTCTGCACGGAGTCGCAGCCGCAGTCCGGGGTGATCGCGCTCAGCCCGCCGGAGTCCAGCCAGAGGATCGTGGTGCGGCCCTCGTGGCCGTGGATGCGCTCGACGTCGCCGGCACTGTCGTAGAGGGCGGTGGAGGCGGTCTCGGTCAGCCAGCGCATCGCGCAGTGCCCGTCGTCGAACTGGACGCCTTGGGCCACCACGCCGGTACCGCTGACCCCGCTGGCGTCCTCTATCCGGTGCAGCTCAAATCGGCGCACGCCCGACTCCCTCCCTGGCGCCAGGCGTGCGCCGAAACTCGAGGTTCCCTCCGACAAACTCCCAGGTCAGCGCGCTGATGTGCGTACGCACACGCGGGCTAGGACGTCCTAGGATGCTTTAGGCGTGGTGTCGTCACGCACGTCGGTGAGCCGGCCGGATGGCGTCTCGACCGAGGGGCTCGCCTCCGGCAGTCCCTCGCCGGCGACCAGCACGAAGACGTAGTTCGGGTCGTTGTCGGCGTACATGTGCACGATCTCGTAGTTGGCCGGCAGCTTGAGCAGCGTGTGCATCTGCTCCGGGCCGAGGGCCAGCTTGATCCGCTTGCGGGTGGTGACCGGGTTCGGCGCGGTCGCGGTCGCACCGCCGATCGCCTGGCAGACGGAGCAGGATTCCATGTGCCGGCGCAGGCTCGGGCGGCGCTCGGCGGCGGCCTTGGCCCGGGCGTAGTCGACGCGCAGCGCATCGTGCAGCGAGCCCGGGTTGTTGGCGTCGTACCAGACCTGGTCGGGAAAGACGAAGCGTTCGTTGGTGCTGGCCATGGGTGAAGTGGCCCCTTCGCGGGATAGGAAGATCCCGCCGGTCCACTGAGCGCAATGCCCCTCGGGATCCGGCGGGATCCGCTCGTGGTCAGCCGAGCGCCGGGTGGCGTTCGACGTTGCGGTCCCGGCGCGCCTTCTTTGCGGCGTTGCCCTGCGCGGAGCTGCGCCGGTCGTGATGTGCGCTGCACAGCAGGCGCAGGTTGCCCGGGGAGTGGTCGTCCGGGTCCTTGATGTGGTCGACGTCGGTGCCGCGCTCACGGCAGCGGGCGTTGTTCTCGATCCACCGGCATCGGCCGGAGTCGCGCGCGATGATGGCCGGGCGGATCCGTGAGTACCAGTCGGCGGGTAGTTCCGTCCTGCGCTGACTGCCTTTCCACCCGCCCGGCATCGTCGGCCTCCCAGCGTTCCAGGACGGGCTCGACGTACGGTTCGGCCCGCTCGAAGCTGCCGCCGGTCACGTCGAAGCCCATCGGCATGTACCGGGTGGCGGCCGCGGTCTGGTCGTAGATGCCCAGGGCGTACCCGACGACGTCGACCAGGGGGTCGGCGGACTCGACGGACACGCTGTGGCCGCCGACGGTGATCTCTACTTTGTTGCTGGTCCCGGGAGGAGGCGAAGCCGGATCGGCCTCTGTTTCCAGGTTGTCGCCCATCGACTCCGCCGCCTCGACCGGGGTGGGGTTGTTGCCGGATACGTCTATTCGTCCTTGCCGTACGCCTGGTCACGCGCGGCGCGCAGTTGCTTGATCAGGTGGTTGATGCCGCCGCGGTCCAGGTCGACGAAGAAGCCCTCCCAGGCTGGGCGCATCGGCTCGGAGCCGGTGTCGCTCTCCGGCGGCAGGAACTCCTGCGCCGTGTCGATCTTCGCGGGGTCGCCAGCCCAGCGGGTGCTGGCCAGCTGGACGTAGGTGTCGCGCTGCCAGTGCAGCTCGAGCCGGCCGGAGGGCGGCAGTGGTTCGCCCTCGGCCGGCGGGACGGCCAGGAAGCGGCCGGCGAGAGGGTAGATGTTGTGCTTCGGCATGAGCCGGCTCCTCTGAAGGAGTGCCCTTGAACCCGGGCCGGGTCGACCCGCGCCTGTGCGCGGGAGTTCGTCAGGAGCCTTCCTGCAGCCGTTTGACCACCAGCGCCTGGCGCACGAACGCGTCCTTGGCCTCCAGCAGCTTGCGCAGCGCCACCGTCATCTCCGGACCGTCCGGCAGTGTGCCGGCCAGGTCGAACGCGAGGTCGTGGCACGGTGCGCTGACCGCCTGCAGGAACGGCGGCAGGTGGTCGTAGGCGAAGAAGCTGAGCAGCTGCAGAGTGCTCGGGTGTCGGCCTACGAGGACGTCGGTCATGGTGATCCGTTCTGTGTGGGTGGGGGTTGGGCGCCCGCCCCGGCGGGGCCGCCAGGTTTCCTGCCGGAGCGGGCACGTCAGGAGTTGTCGGGCCGCGTGCCCAGGCCGTCCCAGTGCACGGCGAGACCCTCGGCGACGAGCAGGTCGGACAGGTTGCGCCCGTCGGGCAGCACCAGCTCGGCCATCCACTCGCCGGTCTTGCCGGCCGGCGCCCCGTACTTGTAGCCGCGGCCGGTGGTGATGGTGAGCTTCACGCCGGCGGTGAGCGCGAGCAGCCGCGCCTTGGCGCGGAAACCCTTGTCGCTCTTCACCGGCTCGGCGTTGATCCGGTTCAGCCGCAGCCGTACAGGGAAGCTGACGCTGCCCTCGAAGCCGATGTCGCGGGTCAGGCAGGCTTCGACGGTGTCGCCGTCGATGACCCGGGCGACGGTGCTGTTGGGCCAGGACCATTCAGCCACGGGGGTGGCCTTCCTCGGTCAGGCGGCCAGGGCCGGCGGAAGCGTGCGGCGCCGGGCGCGCGGGTTCAGGCTGGTGTCGTGCTCGGCGGCGAGGATGTCGCCGAGGCGGAACAGCAGCGCCCGGCCGTCGCCCGGCCTGGTGCTCAGCGTGTGCCGTTCACCCTGCGGGTCGGTCCAGCCGCGGGCGTGCCACTTGCCGATGGTGTCCGGGCGCACTCCGGTCACCATGGCGGCCTGAGACCGGGTCACGTAGGCATCAAGATTCACCAGGCGCCTCCCGATCTGGCCCCAGAAACGCGAAAACGCCCGCCGATCCGGTTGGGGATCTGCGGGCGTTGCTCCAGGCTGCAAACACACTGCACCTGCTGGTCGCCATGATGACAGTCGCAGCTGCCGAAATGCAAGCTATGCGGCCTAGTGTCTTATTGACGTTTCATTCGTTATCTGCTTACTGCGTCATGACTGGGTTGACTCTCGTACGCCGATGCGATCTGATGCTCTTCTTTTCTTCGGCGGCCCACCCTCACCGGCAAGGGGGCAGGCCGCCGTTTTATGTCAGTCCGGCGGGTGCGGCACCACGAAGTGGCCACCGGTGAAGGTGATCCCGTCCTCGGCGTACGTCGGGTTCTCCAGGTGCCCCACCAGCGACAGGTCGCACTCGCTGCACTCCGCGATCGCGACGGAGTTCGCGGAGACCTTGAACTGGGCACCGGCGAGCGAGAAGCTGCCGATCTGCCGTGCGCTGAAGGCCCGCCGGATGCTGACGGTGTCCTCAGCCTGGCAGTTCGGGCAGTGCATCAGATCCCCCGGTCGGCTAGGAACATCCCGATGCCGCCCTCGTAGTGCTCGCGCACCCCGTCGATCACGTCGTCGTCGCTCAGCGCGGCGACCTGCTCATCATCCAGGTCCGCCCACGGGCAGTCGGCGATCCACAGGCGCATGTCGGCAACCTCTTCCACGCTCAGCGCGTCCAGCAGGTACATGTCGGTTCCTTTCGGGCAGGTCGGCGGCGCGGAAGCGCCTGTAGATCAAGCTCGCCAGATGACCACGGGGAACGCCCCGGCGGTCTGCGAGTTGGCGTCCCAGGTGAGCCACCAACCCGCCTCCTTGATCTCCGAGCATTCCATGCAGTCCGGGTCGTGGTCGGCTTCTTCGGCCTCGTCGCAGGCGTACTTCTGCACGGCCCAGGTGCTCTCCAGCGAGTTCCAGACGGCCTGCCACTTCTCCGGGTCGCGGCTGAGCAGCCCGTCGTAGAGGTCGGTCCAGCCCAGCAGCCGGCGGGCGCAGGCGTTGAAAGCGGCCAGGGCGTGGCGCAGGTTGTGGTGGCCGAGGGCGACCATGGTCTCGCTGTCCTCGCCGATGACGGCCACCCAGATGCCGTAGTAGCTGTCGAAGCCCTCGCGCTGCGGGTCGTCGGTGATCATTGGGGTGCTCCTCGCTTCTGGCGTTGCGGCGCCTCGGTGATGTGCCAGGCTCCGTCGGCCCAGCGGATGTTCTGGTCCCGGCCGGTACGCCGGGATCGTTGCTCGGCGTGCGCGAGCGCCGCCGTGGCGTCCATTCGCGCGCACCGTCCCCGGCCGCGGCAGCACACCCGCAGCAGGATCATGCCGCGCGCCGCATCGGCACTTCCAGGGCCTGCGACCACCACTGGTCGCTGGGCCGGCGCGGTCGGCCGCGGTGCTTGAGGTTCAGCAGGATGATCGGCAGGCCGGCGCTGTACGCCTTGCACAGGCAGCTGGACGTGCCCGAGCGCAGGTTGCCCTCGTCCCAGACCCCGACCACGACCTGGGCGACCCGCAGCATCGCGTCGTTGCGCTTGTGCAGCATCGCGACACGCTCCTTGAAGTCGCGCGGGTCGCTGTCGCTGACCATGTGCACCGCGTGAGCCTGGCTCACCAGGGAGGCCCAGACGACCTGCTGGTCGACGGTCCACTGCTGGTTGGCCGGGGCGACCGGGTCGCAGGACTGGCTGGGGAACGGGATCGCCGCGACCAGCTTCAGGTCCAGCTCGAGCGCGATCTCGGCCCAGGTCGTGTCGACCTCCAGCGCCATGCCGGAGACCGCCGTCTCGGTACCGTGCTCGCTCTGCAGCTTGGTCGCGACCTCCCGGAGCTGCTGCGCCACCCAGGGCCGGTCGGCGGCGGCGACCCGGCGGTGCCCGGTGACCATCGCGACCGGCCAGGTCTCCGTGCTCATCGGGCGGCCTGCGCGAACGGGTCGGGGTCGGGGAAGACCCGGTCGTCGACCGTCGTAGTAATCGGCGACATCTGGCGCTGAGCCAGCCACTGCGCCTGCGTGGCGTCGTCGATGCCCTTGGATCGCAGGTACGCCGACGGCGCGTGCATCTCGGCCCATGCCTCCTCGGGAGTGTGGCCCCAGGCGCCGTAGCTCTGCGGGTCGCCGGCCTTGAGCTTCCCGATATCGCTCGGCTCGATGCCGGCGAACTCCCACAGGATCGGGGCCCGTTTCAGCCGGCCCATCAGCTCCCTCATGATCCGGCCGAACTCGTCCGGGTCGAGCCAACCCTGGTCCTCGCCCTCGCCGTACTCGCCGCCGGCGGAGTACAGCGGCTTGAACCAGCCCTGCCCGCTCTGGATCCGCAGCTCGGCCCAGTTGTGCCGGAAGCGGAAGTAGAACTCCTCGTCGTGGATGGTGCCCTCGGCCTGGAACGGACAGACGCCGCCGGCCCGGCTGATCGTCAGGTACGGGTACTCGACCAGCAGCTCATCGACTGCGGTCTCCAGCTGCTCGTTCATTCGCCCTCGCTCTCCACGCGCATGCGCTGCGCATCACGTCGGCCGGCGCCGCGCAGCACCGCGATCGGCCAGTCGATCCATTGGGTGGCCACCACGTCCCACCAGTGCCGGTCGTAGCGGCGGGTCGGGTGGTCGCAGTGACCTTCGGCGTCGTCGCGGTGGAAGATCTGGGCCACGCCCTCCTCGTCATGCACCAGCAGCCAGGCGCCGTCCTCCGGCTCCGGGGCCAGGTCGGCAGTGAGGGCGGCGAACCACAGGTCGGCCTCGCAGATCCAGCCCTGGTAGTTCTCCGTCTTGGAGGTGAACTGCACCAGGGCGCCCACGCCAGCGACGGAGCGGATGACCTCGCCGCTCACCATCACCGTGTCGCCGACGAAGATCTCGGCGCCGTCGACCTTGCCTCGGGCGTGCTCGTCGCTCACTTGGGCTCCTCGGTGTCTGCGTAGTCGTCGGGGTCTTCGATGTGCCAGCCCCAGGCGAACCGGTTGTAGGCGGCTTCGTCGGCGATCTGCTCGCAGTACGCGGTGCGCGCGGCCGGCGTCATCGCGTCCCATTCGTCTCGGGGGATCTCCACGGTGTCGCTCTCACTGCCGCCGACACCGGGCCAGCTCAGGTTGTACTCGACGACGACGGGCGGGCGAGGATTGCTGTCTGTCATATGCGACAGCGTAGCAGTCCGATAGGACATGTCCTCGCCCGCCCGCGCCGGTCAGAGCCGGATCGCCTCGCGGCCGAACAGCTCCATCATCTCGGTCATGAACTCGATGTCCGGGGTGACCGTCCAGCCTTCCGGCAGGTAGCTCTCCGAGCCGAGCTGGAAGCGCAGCGGCCGGTCGCCCGGGTGGTCCAGCATGATCTTGCGAACCCGGCCGGCCAGCTCCGCGTCGAACAGCTCCGGAGCGCAGTGGATCTCCACCAGCCGCGGGCCGCTCGTGCTGGGCCCGGTGACCCCGATCAGGCCCATGTCCAGCTCGTCGAGGATGTCGACGCAGATGGTCGGCGCCTCGCCCTCGTCGCGCTGCCACAAGCTCACCTTGACGCGCACCTTCGAGTCGGGCTGCATCAGGTGCCGGTAGGAGCCGTACGCCCGGCCGAACGCCATGATCTCGGCCTGGCTGTCCAGGTCGGCGAGCACCAGCTTCGCGTACGACTTCCCCGACCGGGCGACCTTGTGCTCCGCGCTGACCAGCTGGCCGGCCAGGGTGGCGCCGGTGACCGACGCGTCGGCGACCCCGCCCTCCTCGTCCACCGCGATAGCCGCCAGCAGCTCGCCGATGGTCATCGTGCGGTTGCCGGCCAGCACCGGCTCCAGCTCGTCCAGCGGGTGCCCGGACACGTACAGCCCCAGCGCTTCGCGCTCCAGGGTGAGCAGGGTCTCCTTGTTCCACTCCTCGATGTCGCGCACCGCCACCGACTCCAACTGCACGTCCTCGACCGCGCTGAACAGGTCGTACTGGCCGACGGCCTCCTTCTTCTTCACCCCGGCGAGCTGGCCGACGCCGTCCTCGTAGCAGGCGGTCAGCGAGCTGCGGGTGTGCCCGATGGAGTCGAACGCGCCGCCGCGGATCAGCGCGCCGACCGCGGGCTTGCTGCAGGTGCTCAGCGGGATCCGGTCGAGGAAGTCGGCGAACGAGACGTATGGTCCCTTTGCCCGGCCGGAGATGATGCCGGGCACCGCCTTGGCGCCGAGGCCGTTGACGGCGTTGAGGCCGAAGCGGATCTCGGACCTGCTGATCGGGGTGAAGCTGGGACCGGACTCGTTGACGTCGGGCACCAGCACGGTGATCCCGATGCGCCGGCACTCGGCCAGGTACATCGCCTTCTTGTCGGAGTCGTCACCGGCCTGGGTGAGCAGCGCCGCCATGAACTCGGCCGGGTAGTGGGCCTTCAGCCACGCCGTGGCGTAGGTGATGAAGCCGTAGCTCACGGTGTGCGCGATGTTGAACGCGTACGCGCTGAACGGCAGGAAGATGTCCCAGAGCGCCTGTGCGGCCTCCTCCGAGTAGCCCTGCTCCTTCATGCCGGCGAAGAACGGCGGCTTCTCCTTGGCCAGCACCTCGGGCTTCTTCTTGCCCATCGCCTTACGCAGCAGGTCGGCCCGGCCCAGTGAGTAGCCGGCGACGGCCTGCACGGAGCGCAGCACCTGCTCCTGGTAGGCGATGACGCCGTAGGTGGGGCCGAGGATCTCGGCCAGGGCGTCCTCCAGTTCCGGGTGGATCGGCTTGATCTTCTGCCGGCCGGTCTTGCGCAGCGCGTAGTCGGTGTGCGCGTCGGCGCCCATCGGGCCCGGCCGGTACAGCGCCAGCGCCGCGGAGATGTCCTCGAAGCGGTCGGCGCGCATCTGCGCCAGCAGCTTCGACAGGCCACCGGAGGCGACCTGGAACATGCCGACGGTGTGCCCGCTGGCCAGTTCGGCGAACGCGGCCGGGTCGTCAAGCTCCGTCAACCGGGGCTCGACGTCCACCCCGTGGCGCTCGGCGATCTGGTCGACGGTGTGCTGGATGACGTCCATGGTGTCCAGGCCCAGGCAGTCGACCTTGAGCAGGCCCATCGGCTCGAGGACTTCGGCGTTGGGGAAGCCGGACACCCACTGCTGGTCCTTCTCCGACCAGACCAGCGGGATCAGGCCCATCAGCGGCTGGCTGGACACCACGATGCCGCAGGCGTGCACGCCGACGGACCGGATCAGGCCCTCCAGCTGCACCGCCAGGTCGAAGACCTCCTGCGCACCCTCTTCCTTGCCGAGCACCGCCCGGAAGTCCTCGGCGTCGGCGTAGCGCGGATGCTCCTCGTCGGTGACGCAGGCCAGGTCGGCCTCGAAACCGCTGATCGCCTTGGGGAACGCCGCGGTCATCCGGGCGCCGGTGGCGAACGGCTTGTCCAGCACCCTCGCCGCATCCTTGATCGCGGCCTTGGCCTTGATCGTGCCCAGGGTCTGGATCCGGCAGACCCGGTCCTCGCCCCAGCGCTCCATCAGGTAGCGGAACACCTCGTCGCGGCGGCCCTGCATGAAGTCGACGTCGACATCCGGCGGGGACACCCGCTCCGGGTTGATGAACCGCTCGAACAGCAGGCCGTGCTCCAGGGTCGGCACGGTGGTGATGTCCAGGGCGTAGCTGGTGCCGGAGCCGGCGGCCGAGCCGCGGCCGGGGCCGACCCGGATGCCCTTGCCACGGGACCAGTCGGTCATGTCGGCCACCATCAGCATGTAGTCCGGGTAGCCCATCTTGGTGATAACCGGCAGCTCGTAGCCCAGCACCCGCTCGTGCGCGTCGGCCCGGATGCCCTCCTCGCCGGCGGGGTCCGGGTACTTGCGCTGCAGCCCCGCCACGACCCGCTCGCGCAGGTAGCTGTCGGAGGTGTGACCCTCGGGTACGGGGAACTTCGGCAGCAGGTCGTCGCGGGGCAGGAACACCTCGTCGTAGGCGTCGGTGGCGATCCGCTCGGCGATGGCCAGGGTGTTGTCGCAGGCCTCCGGCAGCTCGCTGAACAGCCCGCGCATCTCCTCGGAGGAGCGCAGGTAGTAGCCCTGGCCGTCGAACTTCATCCGGTTCGACTCGTGGATCTTGTTCTGCATCTGGATGCACAGCAGCGCGTCGTGCATCGGTGCCTGCTCGGCCTCCACGTAGTGGCTGTCGTTGGTGGCCAGCAGCGGCAGGTCCAGCTCCTTGGCTAGGCGCATCAGGTCGTCGCGGACGTTGTTCTCCAACGCCATGCCGTGGTCCATCAGCTCCAGGAAGTAGTTCTCCGGGCCCAGCAGGTCACGCCAGATCGCCGCCTCCTGCACGGCCCGGTCGTACTGGCCGAGCCGGATCCGGGTCTGCACCGCGCCGGACGGGCACCCGGTGGTGCCGACCAGCACCGCGCCGGACCATTTGGCGAGGACTTCGCCGAGCAGGTCGGCGTCGATGCGCGGCTTCTGATAGAAGCCCTCCCGGGAGGCGCGGCTGGTCAGCTCGAACAGGGCCCGCAGGCCCTGCGCGTTCTGCGCCAGCACGGTCATGTGGGTGAAGGCGCCGTCACCGGAGACGTCCTTGCTGTCGTCCCCGCCGCCCTTCTTGGCCGCCTTCTTGCCGCCGGCCCCGAAGTAGATCTTCTTCTTGTCGAACCGGCTGGCCGGTGCCACATACAGCTCGCAACCCAGCACCGGCTTGATGTCGGCGCCGCCCTCGCGCAGCTTGCGCGCCACGTCCCACATCTCGTAGTGGCTGAACACGTTGCCATGGTCAGTGCTGGCCACGGCCGGTTGGCCCAGCGCGACCGCCTTGGCCATCAGTTTCCTGATCTTCGCGGCGCCGTCGAGCATCGAGTACTCGGTATGCGTGTGCAGGTGCACAAAGCTGTCGGCGCTCACGCCGGCACCAGGCCCTTCTCCTTGCTGTGGTCGTGGCCCTGGGTGCATTCGTGCGGCTGCCCGCGGTCGGTCCAGGCCGCGCCGGAGATCTCGTCGCAGCAGTGGCCCTTGTGGTTGTTGATCCGCGTACAGATCAGGTCGGGCTTCTTCGGGTTGATCGCCAGGCAGAAGTCGATCTTCGTCTTCGGCCGGGCGAGCGTCGAGGTGGGGTTGTCGCTCATGCTCGTCCTTCCAACTCAGGCGGCAAGGCGCCGCACGAACGTCATGCACCGTTCGCAGGCTGGCAACTCGTCGATCTTCACGAGCTGCCGGATGTTGCGGGCTTGGTAGTTGGCGCGGTCCTGGTCGACCGCGCCGCGAGTCCCACAGACAGTCGTCCCGGAGCGCCCGGGACGGATGGCGTCACTGGCCAGCACATAGGACCAGTGGCGCACCAGGGGGACATACAGAGCCCGGCTCGGAGTGCGCAACAGCGTGCACGGCTCCGGTCGGGTGTCTGACATGCGAGACACCGTATCACAGGAATACGACACCGAGCCGGGAAGTCACAATATTCCCGGCGGTGCGTCATTCCTGCTGGGAAGCGGTGTCCGCGGCCGCGCGTTCCAACAGGGCAATGCGCTCCGCCTGCAGGTCAGCGGGGTTCGGCCGGCGCCAGCCCCAGGTTCCAGGGTCCATCCCGCCGTACGCCGAGTTCCGGCGGTTGCGGTCGACCTCCACCCGTTTGTCCCTGGTCTCGAACCGGGTCCAGTAGTCGTCGCCCATGGGGTCGTCGTTTGCGACGGTGTTCATCGATCTCCTCGACAGGTCACCAGGCGTCAGCCCGGTACGGATGCGGTGCATCCTCGTCCAGCTCGTCCGCGGCCCACTGGGCCGAGACGTCATGCAACTGGCGGCGAGTGCCCTGGCGATCCCGGCGGCGGGCCCGCTTGCGCGAATCCCGCATCGAGCACAACTCGCAGGCGCAGATCCGCTGCGCCGAGCACCACTGCAGCGAGCACCGGGTGCGCAGGTACCGGCCACCGGCGAACCAGGCGTCCAGGAATTCCTGCAGATCACAGGTGCCGTCGTCGTGCCGGTGATCCTCGCGGAAGTGGTTCCGCATGCTCGGATCCTGCGCGATGACGTGCAGCGGGCGGTGGATGTCAGTACGGGACATGGCGATCAGTCCTCTCGGGGCGCCCTGCGTATCCGACGCAGGGCTAAGGCCTGTCTTGCATGCCGACCACCTCCTTAGGTCTCCGCGCGCAGCCGGATCGCGCCCTCTGTCAGCAGGTTCAACGCGCCGAGCACCTCGCCGAGTACGGCTCGCAACTGTCGGATCTCCCCGCCCGCTTCGGCGCTGAGCAGGCCCTCTGCCCGGGTGATGGTCTCGCCGAGATCGTCAAATATCACGGCGTCCTCGGCGCGGACCCGGTAGCGGTCCGGCCGGGTCCAGGGCTTGCCGGCCAGGCCGGCGTTGTGGTGCTCGGCGATCTGGTGGGCGTCCGCCTCGGACAGATACCGGGCGATCTGCAGCTCACCGGTGGCCGGGTCGGACTGCACCGGGCTCTTCGCAACGTTCATCACGCACCAGCTGCCCAGCGCCGACATGTCGTCGATGACGGCATACCAGCGCTGGGCAGCGATGTCTTCCGGGTTGGTCATGGCTCTCCCACAGGTCTGGCTGGCCTGGGGTGATTGTGCCTCTTGCCTGCGACTATTTCCCCCGGCGATTAGCTCGAGAGCTTCGCCGCCTACTCGGACTTGACGTCCAGGCCGCTCTCCGCCACGGCGGCACCGCGGGTGGCGCCCTTGGCGTACGCCGCGCTGGTCCGGCTCAGGCCCTCGTACGACGAGCTGACACCCTGGCCGGTGGCAGCGACGGCGATCGACGAGGAGAAGCCCATGCTGCCGGCCTGCTGCCAGGTGTCCGGGCCGGCGCCCATGAAGATCGCCGCCCACTTCCCGGCGTCCTCCCGGTCCTTGATCATCTTGGCGATGCCCTCGCGGGTGTACTCCCGGGAGGAGTTCTCCTGCCCGTCGGTCTGCGCGACCAGCAGTACCCGGTCGTCCGCGCCCAGCTGGAGCACCGCGGCCTCGAAGTCCGTGATCACCTTGCCGATCGCGTCCAGCAGCGCGGTGCCGCCGTTCGGGGTGTAGTTGCCGGTGTCGAGCCGCGGCGCGTCCTTCGGCTTCGCGCTGGTGCACAGCAGGGTGACCCCGGTGTTGAACAGCACGGAGGTCACCCGGTAGCGGATGCCGACGGCCTCGCGCGGGTCGCGCAGCTCGCCGCTGGCGACGTCGACATCCTTGCCCAGGTCGTCCAGGTAGGCGTTGTAGCCGCCGCGCACATCGTCGGCGAGCGCGTACATGCTGCCGCTGACGTCGGTGGCCAGCAGCACGTAGGTGGTGGGCTTGCTCATCTCGGGTACTCCTCGGGTGGGTTGTTGTTCACCACCAGGACCAGCGGGCCATGTGGCGGTGCTGGGTGGTGGACGGGACGGTGTCGATCTCGCCGCTGCCGCGGTGTTCCTGGCGGACCCGGGTCAGCTCGTCACGCACTCGGCGCCGGTCGGGTCCGGTGTACTCCAGGCGCACGTACCAGGTGGGCACGCCGCGCGGTCCGTACGGGCGGTAGTAGTGGTCCCAGGTGGGCCGCCAGCAGCAGGCCGCGCCCTGGCGGGTGCGCCAGCTGTGGTTCACAGGCCGCTCGCGCTTGGGCTCGGCGGGCAGGTCGCATTCGCGCCGGCCGTTGCGCCAGAGCGCGAACTGGCAGCTGTGGTGATCGGGCTCCCAGTAGTGGGACAGCAGCCAGAACGGCAGGTCTTTGTCGGTGCGGGACATTTCGGCCTCCTCGCGGAGGACCACATGGTGTGGCCCTACTAAGGTGGCCGTGAGCTGCGCATGCGCATGATCACTTCTCCTGTTCCCGCCGGTCTTCGATGATCAGCCGGACGATGCCGGCGCCGATCCGGATGGCCTGGGCGTTGGTCAGGCCGTACTTCGACACCAGTAGCCGGTACGCCGGCACCTCGCCCCGCTCGGCGACGATGATCCTGACCACGTCCGGGTCGGCGTGCAGTCGGATCCCGTGCTCCTCGCCGAGCACCGAGCCGTCGGCCGCCTCCACGCCGTGCGCCTGGGGGAACTCCACGAAGCCGTGGCCGGCCAGCTCGCCCATCAGCTGGTTGGTCTGCCGACTGGCCGGTGTGGGATCAAGGTCAGTCATGGCAAACAGCCTACTACTGGGCTTCGACACCCGTGTCGGCGGCACGCCGGGTGATCTCCTCGTCACGCAGCCGGCGCAACCGGTTGATCAGCGCGGGGGAGTGCCGCTGCGCGCGCTCGTCGTCCAGCATCCGGTTCAGCGCCAGGTAGTAGGCCGTCTCGGTGACGTGCGGCCAGCGCTGGCGGAACTCGCTGTGCTTGGACCCGGCGAGCTTCCAGGTGCGCGCCTCCAGTTCCAGGACGTCGAGCTGGAGGCGCGACAGCGGCAGTTCGTTGAGCATGATCAGAAATTACCCTCAGCGCACTGGAAAACGGTGAGGCCCAGCCGGCGCCACATCCGGACGACCTTGTCCCGGTCGTCGACCACGAACGCGACGTCGTAGTGCGGCAGGACGCGTTCCTGGTACAGCTCGAGCTTGACGACGTCGTCCGGCCGGTTGTCCTTGTGCGGGCGCATGATCAGCTCTCGGAACCAGACCTGCTGCTCGCCCAGGCTCCGGAAGGTGGCCTCGTAGCAGACCTCGTCACGACCGGACATCACCACGATCTCCAGGTCGCCGGCCTTGATGATGCTGTGGGCCAGCTCGACCACGGCCTCGTTCGGGGTGTCCTCGCCGACTCGGTGCCAGTCGTAGAACTTGCGCCCGCCGGTGTTCTTCATCAGGGTGCCGTCCACGTCGAACAGCACCACGCGGGGCTTAACGATCACTATGGTTCTCCCTGGCCATGAAGGTCCACGCCCATCCCTGGGTGTAGTCGCAGTCGCCGCGAGGGCAGTGCCAGCCCTCGCCGGTAGCAACGAGCGAGACGCCCGATTCGTGCTGGCGGTCCTGGCCACGGCCGCAGGTGAAGGGGTGGAAGGGTCCGTGTTCCTGGTATTGGTTCAGCGCCGCGGCGACTTCCGGGCCCCAGGGGGCGAAGATTTTGTCCGGCATCAATCCTCCTCGTCTTCCTCGTCGAGCGTGTCCACCAGCTCTCGCAGCGGGATCTGCATGCCGCCACCGACGTCGACCATCGGCTCCTCGTCGCAGAGGGCGCCGCCTTCCTCGTACGGGGCGAGGAAGACATCGATGTCGTCGATCTTCAGTGGACCGCCGCCGGGATTGAGGAGCACGCGGCGACGCTGCTCGGGGATACGCACCATCCGAGCAGCGTAGCGCACAAGTGTGACACCGTACGGCGGATTCAGACCGCGGCCGGCACGCTCTCGTAAGCCCGCCGGCGCGGCGCGGGCCGGGCCGCCGCTCGGCGATCACCGGGCAGCACGTAGTCGGCCAGCCGGGCGCCCGGGTCCAGCCACATCAGCAGCGAGCACAGGGTGTCCGCGTCGGGCCGAAACCCGTCGTTGAGCCGGGTGAACACGCTGGACGAGCCGGCGCCGATCTGCCGCGCGACCTCGCGGAACGAGATCTCGTCGGGGGTGCCGGCCCGGCGGGCCCGGTCGATGGCGCGGGCCAGTTTGACGGTGTCCAGCCGGTGGGTGGTCACTGGGGGCGCTCCGTCCTGCCGGTCCGACCGGCGATCTCGGCCCGGGCGTACGCCGCCAGGACCTCGGTGGCCGGCTCGTCCTCCTCGAAGAAGTCGCCGTCGATCGTGGCGCGGCAGCAGCCGTCGCAGTCGTGGTCGGCCAGCTCCGGGTGCAGCCGCACCTGCTGGTCGTCGGGGTCCGGGTGGTGCTGCTCGTGCGTACACAGCCGGGTCATGATGCCGAGGTCCTCGCGCCAGCTCAGCGGCCAGTCGGCCTGCGGGTGGTCACTGGGCCAGTGCACCGGGCAGGTCGGCCGGCAGCGGGTGGGCCCGTGCACGCGCAGCGGTGTCGTGTCCCGCGGCGGGCCGACGAAGACGTAGTCGATCTGCGGCAGCGCCTCGTGCTCGGACCGGGTCGGCAGCCGGCCGTGCCGGCCCCACGCCTGGTACTCCTGCCACGTCATGCCCAGGTAGACGTGCAGCTGCACATGGCTGTCGCTGGCGGTCCAGACCTCCAGGAAGTCGTCAACCGCGGCGGCCGGGACCTCGCCGGCGAAGTAGAGGTCCAGGAACCTCAGGGGCTTGTTCACGTTGGCCTCTCTCACATCGCGCTCGTGATGCGCCAGTTGTGGCGCCCCGAGCGCAGGTACACCTCGTGCAGGATGGTCACCCGCAGGCGCAGGATCTGCCCCTGGCCCACCGCGGCCTCCTCACGCGGACCTGGCGCACCGTGCTGGTCCAGCAGGAACCGGCTGGTCATCGCCTCCTCGGTGGCACCGATGCAGGTGGGCTGGTGCGCGCCGTAGTCCAGCCAGGCCCAGTAGTCGTCCGGCCGCGGATCCTCGGCGGCCGCGAGCAGCACCCTCACCACCCGCTTGGCGGTGCGGTCCTGCTGAGCGAAGCCCAGCGGGCCGAAGTGCCGCAGCGGATGCGTGGAGCCCGGCTCGTCAGCGGAGGCGAACAGCTCCCACTCGGTCTCGAACAGGTCGCTCACAGGACCACCTGCGCATCCGGGGCGCGCATGACCCGGCCGTAGCGTTTGCAGTAGTCCTGGTGCAGCTCGCCCTCGCCGGCCGAGCAGGTAGCACAGCCGTACCGGTCGCTGGTGCGGTGCGGGAAGCGGTCCGGCGTGAAGCCGAGCTTCCAAGCCCTGGTGCCGAACTCCACGGTCGTGGCCGCGCTTAGGATCGCCGAGGCCGCGCGGGCGCCCAGATGATCCGGGTTGGCGATCGCGCCGCTGGCCATCAGGCTGTCCTCGTACTCCCGCTGGACCTCGGCGGCGATCCGCTCGTACAGGCTCACCATCTGCGGGTCGTTGTCCCAGTTGATGTCCACGTTCGTCCGGCCTCCTCAAGTTTGAGACAGCGTACAACATCAGGTGCGACAGACCGGCACGTGCCACGATCACGTGAAATCCCAGCATGCAATAAACGAAAACCCCCTGCATAGCTCTTGCCATACCCGGGGATTAAACGGACATCGCGCGATAGCAAGTGCCATCCGAGGGTTTTCTGTTTATTCGGCCGGACCGACGTTCGCGCAGGTCAGGCCCTACGCGAAAATTCCGGAAACTCGGCCATAGCAAGTGCCATACCCGGGGTTTCCGCAGAAAACCCCCGGATGGCACTTGCTATGCAGGGGTTTTCGTTTAATTCCTCACCAGGTGGGACTCTCGCGTACCCTGGGGCAAGGTCGGAGGCGTGCTAGCCCACCCCTCCCCACCCTGCGCTCCACGGGTCGTTGGTCCGTCCCTGTCGGCCGCGCGAGGCGAAGACCCGGGCGCCCTCCCCCTTCCAGTGCCGCCCGGGTCCACGCCCGGTGATGTCACGACACACCTGTATGCTCCTTCGAGGAAAACCCTTGTGCGCCAGGCGTGGATCACCTACGGTTGGTGTCAAGCAGAACTAGACGAGGAGCCCCGAGATGTATCGCTGGCACGCCACGAGCAACCCGCAGCACATGCTGCCGGGCTCGGCAGCCTGCGCCCTCGGGACAATCAACTTCGTCCGCGATGAGCAGTCCCGCAAGCCCGGAACGAGGCGGCGCCCCTAGCGCCACGGTCACACAGACGCCGCCTCCGAACTCGGAGAGCGGCGTTTTTTCGTAGGTCAAACAACTGAATAGGCACCACCGAGTGGGTGTAGTTCAACTGGTAGAGCAGCTGCCTCCAAAACAGCAAGTTGCAGGTTCGAGTCCTGTCGCCCGCGCGTACGGTCCCCCGAGAACCTTTGGGCATGGACATGGCACCACTTGAGAACTGCACAGTGGAATGGCATGAGATCGCCCGGCGGTACGCCGCCGGGCGCAATGGGGCCTTGGCGCAGCTGGTAGCGCGTCGGTATGGCATACCGAAGGTCGTGGGTTCGAATCCCGCAGGCTCCACTCACGCTCGTGTAGCTCAGTTGGGAGAGCGCTGCTCTGAAAAGGCAGAGGCCGCCGGATCGATACCGGCCGCGAGCACGTCGTCGCCGGTCTGGTCAGGGCGCCATCCCTGCCGGCGGCGGCTCCATGGGCCACTGGAGCTGTTGGCAAAGCTCATCTCGTTCTCAGCGAGAAGATCGTCGGTTCGAGCCCGACGTGGCCTACGCAACAATGCGGACGTAGCTCAATGGCAGAGCTTCTGTCTTCCAAACAGACCACGCGAGTTCGATTCTCGTCGTCCGCTCTTTCGCTCCGGGTTGGGCTGTTGGCAGGCTCGACGGGGTTTTGGTCCCCGGTACAGACGCGGGTTCGAATCCTGCACCCGGAACAAATGCCGCCGAAGCTCAGCTGGTTGAGCACCCGCATGGTAAGCGGGAGGCTGAGAGTTCGAATCTCTCCGGTGGCTCGTAAATGCAATGCGGCAGTAGCTCAGTAGGTAGAGCGCGACGTTGCCAACGTCGAGGTGGCGGGTTCGAGACCCGTCTGTCGCTCTCGCCCCGGTATCTTTTGATCAAAGAAAAGGAGGTGATCCCGGTGAGCGACGTCCTGGTCATCAACGCCGACCTGGGGCCCCTGCACCGGGTGCCTCTGAAACACGCGATCCGGATGCTGGTCCGCGAGGTCGCCGAGATCCACGACTTTGAGCCCGACAAGCTGATCGGCATCTTCCCGATGCCGCGGGTGGTCCGGCTCATCCGGTACGTCTACACGAAGTGGCGACACACCAGCGGTCCCGGTTGGTCCCGGGCCGGCGTGCTCAAGCGTGACGGCGACCGCTGCGGCTACTGCCGCGGCGCGGCCACCACGGTCGACCACATCCAGCCGCGCTCGCGCAGCGGCCGCAACAGCTGGAAGAACACCGTGGCGAGCTGCTACCGGTGTAACCAGGCCAAGGCCAACCGCACGCCGGCCGAGGCCGGCATGAGGCTGCTGGTGACCACCGCAGCCCCCACGTGGGCTTCTCTCGCCCACTGATCGCCAGGCCGACGCCCTGTTGCCGCGGGGCGCGAGTTGAAGGCGCGGAACAAGCACGCCCGCGACGTCGGCCTGGCCCCATTCCCCGCTGGTGTAACTGGCAGCACGCCTGATTCTGGATCAGGAAGCCTTGGGTTCGAATCCTGGGTGGGGAGCGTTGACCCTGCGCTGTCATGCTGCCAGCCCGCGAGAGCCGGGCCAGGGTCCACATGCCGGGGTAGTTCAGCGGAAGAACACCGCCGCCTCTCGCCTCAGCGTGGTCTGGCCAGACGCGCACGGGGCCCGGGTGTACAACCGGGAGGTTCGCAGGCGGAGGTCGCAGGTTCGAATCCTGTCTCTGGCCCAATGCCGATGCAGCTCAGCAGGTAGAGCACGCCACTCGTAATGGCGAGGGCTCCGGTTCGAGTCCGGACTTCGGCTCTCATGCGCTCGTGGTGGAAATGGTAGTCACGCCGGTTTCAGAAACCGGTCTCCGCGAGGAGGTGGGAGTTCGACTCTCCCCGGGCGCACTGGACGATCACCGCGAAGGCAGGCAGGTAGCACCCAGCCTGGCCGGAGCCCTTTAGCACCGGAGCCCGGGTAGCGCCCGGGGGAGCGGTGATCGTCCGCAATGGGGTTATAGCTCAATTGGTAGAGCACTCGTTTCGCATGCGAGAGGTTCGGGGTTCGACTCCCCGTGGCTCCACGTGGTTCGCGTTACCTTTCGGAGGGGCCCGGGACGCCGGGGGTGAGGTTTGAAGCCCACCGCGAACCCCCAATGTCGCCGCAGAGCAGATGGAGTGCTCACCTCCCTGTCAAGGAGGAGATCGCGGGTTCGAGTCCCGTCGGTGACGCGCAAGGAAGGGTGGCATGAGCGGCCTATGGCACTGCCCTGCTAAGGCAGATCGGGTAACACCGACGAGGGTTCGAATCCCTCTCCTTCCTCCAGGTCGTCGTAGCTCAGTCGGTTAGAGCGCTTCGCTGATAACGAAGAGGTGGGTGGTTCGATTCCACTCGGCGACACGCAATTCATGCCCTTGTAGCTCAGTGGATAGAGCGCCGCACTACGGATGCGGAAGTCGGAGGTTCGAATCCTCTCGGGGGCACGTAACGGGACGTAGCTCAGTTTGGTAGAGCACACGGCTGGGGGCCGTGCGGCCGGGCGTTCAAATCGCCCCGTCCCGACGCAAGGAACATCTGGGTATGGCTCAGGTTGGTAGAGCGCTGGTTTCGGGAATCAGAGGACGGGGGTTCAAATCCCTCTACCCAGACTCTGGAGGGTACCGCGGCACAGGGCCGCAACAGGTCTCGAAAACCTGTGGGTCGGGAAACCGGCGGCGTTCGACCCGTCTACCTTCCGCCAAGCCCCCGTAGCTCAGAGGAAGAGCAACCGACTCTTAATCGGTGGGCCGGGATATCGTAATTCCCCGGGGGCACTTCGCGGTGCGTGCGCTGGACGCGCTTCTCGATCTTCTAAATCGTGTGTGCCGGGTTCGATTCCCGGGTGCCGCACCGTTACGATCTGCTCGTGACCGATCCTCAGGTGGCCGACCATCTGGCCAAGCTGGCCAATATCCTGCTCGACCTGGACCGCTGCAAGCACGGCCGGCACAGTATCGACCCGTGCTTCAGCTGTCCCGACGGGATGTCGGCTGGCAACCCGCACCTGAAGCCAGGCGAGATCATCGGCTACGGGCTCAGCGGGGTGCCGATCCGGATGCCGGATCGCAGCCGCGGCGAGCACCCGTACGACGTCGAGTCCTGGCGCACCATGCCCTCGTAGCTCAGGGGATAGAGCAGTCGCCTCCTAAGTGAAAGGTCGGCGGTTCGATTCCGCCCGAGGGCACCAAGGGCCGCTAGCTCAGTGGCAGAGCTGCCGACTTTTAATCGGAATGTCCAGAGTTCGATTCTCTGGCGGCCTACCTCCTCCGCGTAGCTCAGCCTGGCAGAGCATCTGTTCGACACACAGAAGGTCGGGGGTTCAATTCCCTCCGCGGAGACCATGGGGTCGTGGACAAATAGCGCAAAGTCGCCGTCCTTTCAAGGCGGAATCTGCGGGTTCAAATCCCGTCGGCCCTACTCATTCCCTCGTCGTTCAATGGCAGGACAGCGGACTGTTAATCCGCCGACGCTGGTTCGACCCCAGCCGAGGGAGCGCAAGCCCGCATAGCTCATCGGGAGAGCGCCGCTTTCACACAGCGGAGGCGCCAGGTTCGACACCTGGTGTGGGCACTGTGGCTGAAGCTCAGCTTGGTCGAGCGCCCGGTTGTGGTCCGGGAGGTCGAGGGTTCAAATCCCTCCAGTCACCCCAAGCCTTTCGTGGACGGCTGGTCGTCCAGCGGCCTGTAAAGCCGCCGCGCTTGCGCACGCCTGGTTCGAGTCCAGGGAGGGGCACGCTCGTTGGGCTCGGCATGACCTCCCTGTCAATCACCTGCCCGCGGTGCCAGATGACGTCCCACCACCCGAAAGACCTCGAAGAGGGTTACTGCGGGTATTGCAACTGGTGGACGTCCGACCCGATGCTCGGGTTGATGATGCTTGACGGCGAGCACCTGCCGAAGTGCTCCCGGTCGCAGTGCATCGGCTGCCGGGTCGACACGACCCGGACCTTGCCCTCGTAGCTCAGGGGATAGAGCACCGGGTTCCGGACCCGGGTGCCCGGCGGTTCGATTCCGTCCGGGGGCACGCATGGCTTCGGTTCGTTGCAGGTGCAGCGCCCCGCCTGCAAAGCGGGTGGTACGGGTTCGAGTCCCGCCGAGGCTTCTCAGCATGCCGTTCCGCTGTGCATGGCGATCGGGCGAAGGCAGCCCACCGTCCCTCATAAGGATGGGTCGCTCGGTTCGAGCCCGAGGATCGCTACAAATCAGGAGCAAAGATCACAAACCGTGTGCTACGCTCCTGATCGCATCTCCGTTGCGCAGCCTGGGGTTACTTCCTTTCAAATGGTGTAAGAGACACCTCGGGCGTCTGGTTCTAGGAGAGGCACTACAACTGAATGACGAGCAGGTGGGCGTCCGCTGCGTAGGGTGGGGCTACTTCCACTTCTAATGGGATGGTTGCGAGTTCGATTCTCGTCCGGGGCTTGCTCCGGTAGCTCAATTGGCAGAGCGTCTAATGTCTCCTCGTCCGATTGGTTCTCGGACGTCCTCCTGCTCGTCATTCAGTTAAAAGGCCTCTCTCCGTCGGGAAGGGGCCTTTTCCATGAGCAAGTTCAACATCGTCGACAAGCGCCGGGTCACCACGACCGGCCCGATCGCCGTAACCTCGGCAACCCCCACGACCGTCACCTTCGAGGGCGCGCCGGCGTACACCCGTGACACCAAGAGCGAGCTGTTCATGCTCGCGGTGGCCAACATGGTCGGCGAGGACACCTTTTACGAGTCGGCCGAGTCGCGCGACGACCGGTACGCCGGCCTGGTGCGCAGCGTGGCGACCCAGGACCCCGAGTGGATGCTCGGCTTCATTGGCTGGCTGCGCGGGACCGCGAACATGCGCTCCGCGTCGCTGGTGGCCGCGGCCGAGGCTGTGCACGCGCGCCGGGGCGCCGGCCTGCAGGGTCGTAACCGCGCCCTGGTGGACGCGGCCCTGCAGCGCGGCGACGAGCCGGGCGAGTTCGTGGCGTACTGGCGCTCGCGCTTCGGCAAGGCCGTCCCCATGCCCGTCAAGAAGGGGCTGGCCGATGCGGCGCTACGGCTCTACACCGAGCGGTCGGCGCTGAAGTACGACACCCCGACCAGCGCGTACCGGTTCGCCGACGTGCTCGAGATCGCGCACCCGAAGGCCGGCACCGACTGGCAGAACGCGCTCTTCGAGCACCTGCTGGCGCGCCGGCACGGCCGCGAGGACCTGTTCCGCTGCCCGGACCGGCTGCCGACCCTGCAGGCCCGGCACAACCTGATGCAGATCCCGGCCGAGGGCCGGCGCGCGATCCTGCGCGACTCGCAGTGGCTGAGCCAGGCCGGCATGACGTGGGAGGCGGTCTCGGCGTGGCTGGACGGCCCGATGGACAAGACTGCGTGGGAGGCGGTCATCCCGTCGATGGGCCTGATGGCGCTGGCGCGCAACCTGCGCAATTTCGACGAGGCCGGCGTCAGTGACGAAATGGCCCGCTTCGTCGCGGACAAGTTCGCCGACCCGGAGCAGGTCGCCCGCTCGCGGATGTTCCCGTTCCGCTGGCTGGCGGCGTACGAGCACGCCCCGAGCCTGCGCTGGTCGCAGCCGCTGGACCAGGCGCTGGGCGCGTCGCTGGTCAACGTCCCGTCGATGCCGGGCCGCACCCTGGTCCTGGTGGACACGTCGGCGTCGATGACCAGCACGGGCTTCTCGGCGCGCTCGAAGATGACGCCGGCCAAGGCGGCGGCGGTCTTCGGTGCGGCGCTGAAGCTCAAGGGTGAGCAGGTCGACTGGGTGGGCTTCGCGGACGGCTCGTTCGTCCACGACGTCCCGAAGGGCGGCAGCCTGATCCGCGAGGTGGACCGGTTCATCAAGCGCACCGGCGAGGTCGGCCACGGTACCCAGATCGCGGCCGCGGTGCGCCAGCACTTCAAGGGCCAGGACCGGCTGTTCGTGATCAGCGACATGCAGACCACGGGCAACGCCTACGACACGTTCCGGGGCGACACGTTCGGTCCGGTGCCGGAGACCACCCCGGTCTACGGCGTCAACCTGGGCGGCTACGCGCCGACGGTGGTCCCGGCCGGCCAGGCGAAGCGGCGCTTCGAGTTCGGCGGCCTGACCGACGCCATGTTCCAGATGGTCCCGCTGCTGGAGCAGGGCACCTCGCAGGGCTGGCCCTGGGAGGTTTAGGCTCACGACCGGGGCCACCTTGACCCCCTACCCACAATGCAGAACGGCCCGGACCAACTGGTCCGGGCCGTTCTGTGTCCTGGCTCGTGTCAGGACTGCGGGTTCCCGAGCAGCTCGTAGAGCGCGATCTCAGCAGAGGGGAACGGGCCACGGGAGTCCTGCTGCGCCCACACCTCCGCCTCTTCCCGGTTGCGGAGGTTCGCCTCGTGCATGGCCCGACTGCCGAGCGAGTGCGCGATGCTCCACTCGGTCTCCGACGTCCAGCAGGAGACGTCGTACTCGTCGTCGGTGACGACGTGGAACTGGTACTCGCTGACTTTCCTGACCCGCGGGTCGTTGTCGTAACTGGTGACAGTCATGCAGTCCCCCCGTTGAGCCTGAGCAACGCGCCGGCGTCGCGGATCATCTGCTCGGCGCTGTCCACCCGGATGGCCTGCCAGCCACGGGCGCGCGCACCCACACAGCACTTCTCCTGGTCGTCCAGGAAGAGGATCTGCGACGGGCGAATGCCCCGATCCTCCAGGTCCTCCTCGACGACGGCGTAGATCTCCGGGTCCGGCTTGGCGGTGCCCTCGAAGCAGGACAGCACCACGGGCAGGAAGCCCTTGTACGAGCCGTCGTCGTACAGCCGTCTGGCGATCGTGGCGTTGACGCTGGACAGGATCCCCACCCGGTAGCCGGCCTGGCGGCACCGCTCGGCGAACTCGTAGGCCAGCGGGTCGCGCTCCAGCGCCGCGTAGATGTCGTCCCACATCCCCATGGTCAGCCGGGTCGGCGCGTCCGGGAACCGGTGGTTGATCTCGTCGACGTACTCGGCGTTGGTGATCGCGCCGCGCTTGAGGGCCTCGTTGATGTCGGGGATCACGATGACCTCGGTCAGACCCATCGCGCGTGAGGCGGCCTTCTCGTTGGTGCCCTTCTCCCCGCCTCGGGTGAGGACGCCGCCGTGGTCGAACATGACGGCCTTGATCTCGGCCATGCTGTTACACCACGTCCAGGACGGCGCGGATCTCGCTGTTGGCCTGGTCGACCTCGATGCGGTAGTGCGGGATCGGCGCCGTGTCGGGGCCGAACTCCCGGCGTCCCTGCGCCTCCGGGGCGTCCTCGAGCCGGTCGGTCGGCTGCGTGTCGACATCTTCCCAGACCAGCACCGTGCCGGCGCCGAGGCGCTTCTCGTGGGACGACGCACCGAAGTCGGCGACGATCTGCGGGGTGGTGTTGTCCTCCGCCGGCCAGGCCTCCTGGTGCTTGACCAGGGCGCCGTCGGCGCCGTAGAACCCGGTCCGGTAGACCGTCTTCAGCCTGGGGGTCATCGGCTCCAGAGTCACCGGGTGGACCGTAAGCGTTGACATTCGCTGCGTCATCGTTCTCCTTAACCATTCACGCCTGCGGCTGCAGGACTTCGTACGGATGGAGCTGCTTCGGGTGGGCGCTGGTTACTCCGCCATCGTTACGGAGATCGACCACTTCTCGTCGGCGTGAACCAGACCCAGTAGGGTGATCATTCCGGGGATGGATGTGCCGTCCTGGTCGTGGTCCCACACCGCGCCGGTCCTCGTTACCACATGCGAGGAGTACGCCGTGATGTCGTCGCCGCGTTCGGTGAACAGCTCGACCACCTCATCGAGCGTGAGGTCGGCCGGCTGACCGTTGATGAGGGCAGCAGTGGTAGTCACGTATTTCTCCTTGGTCATTCACGCCCGCGGCTGCGGGGCTTGCCCGGAAGAGCGTAGCAGGCTGCTACGACACAGGGATCAACGTGATCGTCCAGTCGTGGCCGTGTCTCCAGCGGTACCGAGGCACCGGCGGCACACAACCGCCGAACGAGCGAGCGGCGTCCGGCTCGGCCAGCTCGATGCGGGCCGGCGGCTCCACGTCGCGATTTACCCAGACCAGGATGTCGCCTTCGACGTGCTCGCCGCAGCCGCTCTCCGCGGCGAGGGCCATCAGGTCGGCGACGGGCTGGGGGCGCGGTGGTGTCTCGACCGGGAACGCGAGAGAGGACCTGACGAGATCGCCCTCGAAGGAGTAGAGGGCGGCGCGGTAGACGGTGGCCATGCCGCGGTTCAGTACCGTGCGAGAACGCTCGCCACGGCCTCTTCGGCTGTGGCGAAGTGCGGGAGCGAGGTTAGCCAGGCAGTGAAGTCACCGTCCGGGTGGTTCGGCGGGACAGCGACGAATCCGTTGGCGAGGTCGAGCACGACGTCCCAGACGCCGTCGGGGGTGGCGATGTCATATGCCTCGTCGCTGACGCCGACGGAAGGGGTGACCCTGGGGTCCTCGAGCGCGTTCATGTTTCCTCGTTCCTGTAGGTCGATCATGCCGCCGGTTGGCGGGGGGCTTTGTCGTGGAGCAGCGTACCAGCGAAAGTCGACACCCTAGGTCATGAACGGCGTGAGGCAGTAGCGGGGCCTAGTCGTCAGGACGTAGATCGTGCCGGACCCGTACGGCCAGCGTGCGACTGCGCCCGATTCCCAGATATGCGCCAGGGTGCGGGAGGCGTCGGTGTAACCGATCTCCAGTGGGATGTCCTCCCAGGCGTCGGCTGGTTCGCTGGACACCCCTGACTCGAGGAGGTCGACAGCGCAAAGGCCGGCCGGGATCGAGAGGTGACCATCTGCGTCCGAGCCACCGTGGTGGGAGTCGTAGACCTCGGCGGTGATGTCGAGCGGCAGGTTTGTCAGCACCGCGCGGTTCTCGGCCCGTTTCGCATCACGGAGAGGCGCTGCGCCGGCATCGACTCCGATGATCTCGATCTGACCCTTCCGGCCGTGATAGATCAAGTCCGACAGGGCGGCCACCTCGCCAATGGCCCAGCCGCCGAACGGATCACCGTAGACCTGGCACAGGACACGGTTCTCCGGGGCGCGCCGCCAGGCTTCGGCGTGGGCCATCAGCTCACGTCCGATCTCTGTGCTCATCAGATCTTTCGCGTGCTCTTCGCCTGAAAAGGCGTGACTTGTGATCCCCATGGCGAGGACCGTACCACGAAACTGTAATTTAGTGGTATCGTTTTTGACCATGACAGAACTCGTGTTGAACCAGCCGCCGGGCGCCCTCGCGGCCAGCCGTCAAGCCGAGCAGGACGCGCTCGGCGGTGACCGCGGCGAGTGGGCTCAGGCCGATGCGCAAGCCGGCGTCTGGCTGCGCTCGCCGCGGTTCCAGGACGGCACTCGTGATCAGTACGCGGCGATCTACCGATCTTGGAGCGAATGGTGCCATGCGACCGGCATCACGCCGTTCGAGGCGAAACGCTCTGACGTCGAGGCCTACACCCTCGCCCTGGAGAAGATCGGCAACCCAGCCGCGCAGAACCCTCGGCCACTGGCCCGTCGGACGATCGCTCGGCACATGGCCGGTTTGTCCTCTTTCTACTCCAGGGCCGTCGACGACGAGGTCACCGAGCGCAATCCCGTGCCGACCCACGGCCGGCCCAAGGTGTCCCGCGAGTCGCGGCAGCCGCACCTGACCCGTGACGAGAACCGCGCCCTGCTTGCCACTGCTGACGCCGACAGCGCTCGGTCGGCAGCGCTGGTCGCTCTGCTCTTGCTCGCCTGCCTGCGTATCTCCGAGGCCCTCTCCGCCCAGGTCGAGGATCTGGTCCACGAGAACGGCTACGACCTGATCTGGGTTCGACGCAAGGGTGACAAAGGGGAACGGGTAGTGCTCGCCCCCGAAGCTGCCGAAAGGGTCCGCGCCGCGGTAGGCCGGCGGCGGGAGGGCTTCCTGCTGGAGACCGCCGGTGGCAAGCCCGTCGACCGCAAGGCGGCCTGGGAGACGGTGCGCCGGCTCGGGCGCGAAGCGGGAATCGCAACGCCTATCGGACCACATACCCTGCGGCACGCCTACATCACCCGGGGGCACGAGCTGAAGATCCCCGTGGCGGACCTGCAGGACGCCGCCGGGCACGAGAGCCCGGACACGACGCGGCGCTACGACCGGTCACGGTTCGACCCGGCGCGGCACCCGTCGTTCCAAATCGCGCGGGACCTGGCCGGTTCGGGACGGCCCGGAAGAACCTGCCGAGAGTTAGCGTAGGCAGCACCCTAATTTCCGCCCCGTGCGGTCGAGAGAACAGAGGAATTGATCATGGCTGGCGTCATCAAACAACAGACCCTACTGACCAACGACGGCACCGCCATCGTTGTCGACTCGTGGCTGAGTGAAGAGAACGGCATGATCATGTCGCCGGGCCACTCCAACTTCATCGCAACCTGCCCGGAGCACGGCAAGATCGAAGAATCTTATGTGTCCATGATCGTGGGATTCGCCGTGGGCGACCATGCGAACGATCACCACGGCGGCCCGCAGTCGAAGACAGACATACTCGACGTAGGACCATCCATCCAGCTGTAATTCCGCCTCGCGCGGCCGAGAGACGAAGGAACTGATCATGAGTAACAAGTACCTGAAGGTCGTCAATGAACTCGCGGTGCAGATGCTGAAAGCGACGGAGTTTCCCGACGACAGCCGCAGCGTCTACAAGATCTGGGAGCAAGAGACGAACCGTACGAGCCGCCAGTTCTGGGAGGACCGGGCCGAAGCAGTGATCACCGGGCTGGGCCACATCGGCATCGATGTCGAGGAGCGCTGATCATGTACGGACCCAAGTTCTCTCCCATCGACTCCCCCTGGGTTAGCACCGACCCCGACGCGCCGTGCTGCATGTGCCCGGACGCCTTCATCGACAACTGCGTACCGATGGACGAGTGCCCGCAGCACGGACACATCCCCGACTTCTCGCTCTGCCACGACCCGGCCGCGGCGCTCGCGTACCGGCTCGCGGAGGGCTACAAGGTGCCGCACTTCAAGTCAGCGCACTCCTGCCGGCGCTGCGGGCACTGGTCGGAGGGCGATTGGGGCCGCGCTGACCGCGCCGATGATGAGGTTGGAGCGGCTAAGGCGCAGCGGGAGATGGATCGCGGCTGCTGTGACGACTGCTACGTGAAGATGGGCGGTGTGGTGGATGTCTAGGGACCGCCTGTTCGAGGAACTCCTTGAAGCGATGTCCGATGTCAAGGTCCAGTTGTGGTTCTGTCCAGTCGAGCACCCCTGGGTCGGCGAGTTCACGCAGACCGTCGAGTGGGACGGTGATGTCGCAACCTGCCTCTGGCGCGGCTGCTGGCGTCGCTCCGACGACCCGGTGCCGCGCGGCGAGTGCCTCTGCGAGGAGTACGACTGCGCCGGCGAATGCTGCGGTGCCGGCCAGTGCTCCTGCAGCAACAAGGAGGACTGATGATCCACCTTGACGACACCTCCGAATGCCCGATGGCGGCCGAGTGCCGCTGCTGCGGTGGCATGTCCGAGCTGGATGTCGCGACCCTGGAGTCCACGGTGGGGGTCTTCTGCCTGACCATCTGCGCCGACTGCGCTCAGCAGGGATCGGTGGAGAAGATCGGAGTGGTCGAGGCTGTGACGCTGGTGCTGGGCCACTGCGGGCACCTGGGCATCGACGCCGACCAGATGGAGGCACTCATGGAGGCTGAGCGGCATGCGTGATGACGAGCTGCCCACCCGCCAGGAGATCTTCCTGAACGCCCTGGACGAGCTGAGCACCGCCTACCGGGCGCTCGGCGACGCGGCCGACTGGCTACGGTCCGACTGGCAACCCGTCGGCTCCTCGCTGACCGATGCCCAGGGCGACGCTAAGAGCAAGCTCTACGATGCGATCGGCGAGGCGAAGGCCGTCATCAACCAGGCCAAGGACGTCGCGAGCCGGGCGGTGGGCGAGTGAGGATCGCGGTCAGCTTCGCTCTGGATGTTCCGGATGACAGCATGGCTGCCCTCTGCGAGCTGGCCGCCGTCGGGCCCGGCGACCGCGCCGCCGCTCGGCGCTTCGTCCAGACCGAGGCGGAGCAGGATGTCGTTACATACCTGGAGAACAACGGTGTCGAGGTACGCCCCGTCCGGGGCGTTGCCTTCACGGACTACACCCCCTGAGAGGAGTACCTGTGCACACCTTGTTCTTCGGCGAGCGCTGGGACGCGCCGATGGTCGACGACGCCCAGCAAGTGCCAACCCCGATCGGCCTGGCCTGCTTCAACTGCACGGAGCCGGTCGTCGAGGGCGACCGCGGCCTGATCCGTACGGTGGTGCGGATGGTCGACGGCGAGCCGGTGGGCAGCGCCGAGCCGACCCACGCCGAGTGCGATCTGATCGGCGTGATGGGCCACCAGATGGGGGTCTGCAGCTGCACCGGCTACGACACCACCACCCGGGCGGCTGCTCAGGTGCTGTGGCAGCGGATCGGCGAGGAGCGCGGGCGGGATCTGGCCGACCGGGGCTGAGCGCAACCAAAGAACGGCCCGGACCGTGTGGTCCGGGCCGTTCTTTGGTTGCGGAGACCGGATTTGAACCGATGACCTCTGGGTTATGAGCCCAGTGAGCACTCCGAGCTGCTCCACCCCGCGGGTGTCAGGATAGCCGATTTACCCGTCTGCTGGGTCGATGTCAGGCAGGGGTGGTAGCTCGAGCGGGGGCGCGGACGTAGCCGGCGTCTGCGTCGTCGGGGTTGTCGAACTTGGCGCAGCCGTGGTCGGCTCGGCCGGTGGCGTCGGCGCGGTGGTGCTGGTCGTGGTCGGCGGGGTGGTCGGCACGGCCTGCTGGATGCCCTGCACGTCGATGTCGACGGTGAACCCGCAGCCCGCACGCGCCGTGGCCGCGAGTTTGAACGCCTTGTGCACCACGACATCAACGCGAGCGCCGGCGCCGACCAGCTGCTGCTCGGCGGTGGGAAGGCGATAGCCGGCCGGCTTGGTGACGGGGCCAGTCACCCCGGAGGTGCAGCCGGCCGGCTTCGCTTTACGCAGGGCGCCGATCAGCATGACCCCGTTCACCCGCACGGTGAACGCGTTGGGGTTACGCACGCTGAACTGCAGGTCGGCGCTGGCGCCGGGCGCGAGCAGCCCGGCGAGGCGCACGTCGGATACCTGCAGGCCCTGCTCGTGGTAGGCCGAGACGTTGAGCACGCCCCGGCCGTGCAGCAGGATCGCTGCGGACGCCGCGCCGGCGCCCAGCAGCAGGAGAGAGCCGAGCACGACAGCGACCACGCTCCACCGGAAGCTCCTGGAGCGCCGGAGGCGGTGCTTGCGCGCCTTGCTGTTGTACGTGCCGGTCACGGCCCTACCCTTCGTGCCGCGTGCCCGTAGGCGCGCGATGGTTCCGATCATCACCAGTCCCAACCCTTGGGTGACCCGCACGGTGACGGGTGGGGTCGGTCTTGTTTTCGATGTCGAACACGTAGCAGCCCCCGATCGGCACTGATCGGGGGCTGCTACGTGGGAGGGGAAGAGGTCAGACGGTGACGATGTCCTTGACGCCGATCGCGTCGAGCAGGTCGCCGCGGAAGGCGACCATGAAGACCAGCTGGGTGGCCGGCGGGGTGAACTCCTTGGTCAAGTTCTCCTTGTCGGCGTCGCTCGCGGTGTCCCAGGTGCGGGTAAGGACGTGCACCGGGAAACCCTTGGGCGAGTAGTCCTCCAACGCCCGGAGCAGTTCGAGCCTGCCGTCGGGCAGCCGGCGGTCGCCGGTGGCGAAGACGCGGCCCTTCTCGATCTGCTCGGCGGGCACGACGCAGGTGTCCTGCTCGCCGTGCTCGGTACGCAGGATCGGGCCGAAGCCGCCGTGCACCCGGATCTCGCCGAGCTGCTCGCCGGCCGGGTCGAGGATCGCAGCCGTGCTCTCGTACTGGTCGCTGTCGCGGTCGACCGACTCGAGGTGCTCGTCGGTGACGAGGATGAAGAAGGTCTCGCCGTCGAACGGCGCGACCGCGGCCAGCTCGTCCTGCATCCGCTTGACGTCACGGCCGATGACGAACAGGCCGCGGTTGCCGTAGGGGTCCTCGAACGGCGAGAACAGCACCCGGTTGATCTCCAGCGCCTCGTAGACGTCGGCGCCGAGCGGCAGGTTCAGCCTCTCGAAGTTGATGGATACGGTCTTGGGCATAGGGTTACTCCCCTGGTTCCTGTGGTGGTTCACGCCCGCCGATGGCAGGACTTGGTCGTCAAGCAGCGTAGCAGCTCGGTCAGACAGTGCTGGGATGCTCACTCCCCCGGATCGCCGTGGCGGAACCGGCGATGCCGCAACTGCCAGCGCTGGACCCAGCGGCGGCAACGCGGGCAGCGGACCGCGTGCTCGAACATCAGTTCCACCTGATCCCATTCCGGCGGCACTCCCTCACCGGCAGACATGCCGGCGCAGTCTCCCAGGTCATCGTTCATCCCCTTCTGCTTGTCCCCCACCCAGGTATCGAAACACCTGGCGGGGGCGGCGCTGCGAATCAGCACTCGCAGCGCGCCAGTCGACGACGACGTGGCTGGTGGCGGCCTCGGCGTGCGCGCGGGCGTAGTCATCCTCCCCGACGTAGTAGAGCGGGCAGCCGCGCCGATCGTGACGCAACATCACCCCCGTGGCGCTGTTCTCGAAGGTGAAGGAGTACGGAGTGCGCTTGGGGGCACCGGCGTCGTCGAGCCGGTCGGCCCATTTGCGCAGGAAGGCGCCGAGCCGAGCGCGCATCAACGATGCGCGCCGTGGTGGCAGCGGCAGATGCAGGCGGTCGCGCAGGTCTTGCAGGATGCGGGGACCTTCGGGCCGATCTTCCCGGTCAGCGCCTGGCAGTACCCGTGGTCACCGTGCAGGCAGCCCGTCGACAGGTAGACATGCCGGCCGGTGACCAGCATCGCCAGCCCGGCGTACGCGGCGAGCAGCCGCATCCGCCAGGCCACGGCCGCGTTCATTCCGCTGATCCGGGGCGTACGGTCCGGCCCTCGCCGCGGCGCATCTGGGCCAGGCTGTCGGTCAGTTCGAGCGCGGCCCGGTCCACCCGGCGGGCCACCAGCCGGCTCACCTGCTCGGCCAGCCACCGCGGCGTCGTCGGGTACTCGGTGCCGTCCGGCAGCGCCACGGCGATCTTCATGACCGGCGCCAGATGAGCCCACAGGGCGTCGCTGATGTACGGGATTCCCGAGCACGCACATGATCCGGCATTCTCCGCGGCCCGGCAGTTCCCGCTGTCCACGCAGGGATGCCACTGCAGCGCGTCCGGGTCGTCGGGCTCGTCGTCGAACACCCGGGCCTGCACCATCGCGCAGCCCAGCAGGATCCGCATCTCCGCCTCGGTCAGCGACGGGCGCGGCAGCAGCACCTCGACGCCGAGCGGCCGGCCCTCCGCGTCGAGGTCGACGAGCACCCCCTCGTGCAAGTCCTCGGTGCTCGCCGCCACCCCGGTCTGCTCCGGCGCCAGGTTCACGTACAGCGCGTACCCGGTGGGATCCCAGTCGACATTCATCGCAGCTTCTCTCGTAGCTCCATCAGCAGCCGGCCCAGGTGGTTCTCCCCGAAGCCGTGGTTGCGGCACGAGCAGACGCCCCAGTGCACGTCGTGCCAGTCGTTGCCTTCGATCAGGTGCCGGTCGCCGGTCAGCATCAGCCGGCGGACCCGCTCCGCGTCGTAGGCGAACTTCGCGAACAGCACATCGGCCATCACCTCGTAGCGGATCTTCTCGTCCCACTCAGGGCGCAGCTTCAGGCGCCGGCCGCGCTCCTTCGCCTCCCCGGGGCTCGGCGCGGCGGCGACCCACAGCCGGCGCTCCGGGTCGGTGGTCTTGCCCGCGTTGAACGCGTGCTCACTGGTCTTATACGTCGCACCTTCCCAGTTCAGCTGCGCCGGGAAGAAATTCGACAGGAAACCCCAGGCGCCGTTGAAGCGTTCGATCGGATCGGTTACCAGGGTCATGCCCGCCCCCAGGCCTTGTCGTAGGCGTCGACCCCCGCCGGCGGCGGGCCCGGCAGGTCGATCGGCCAGCTCTGCGCCGAGGTGATCTGGGTGTTGAAGTCGGCGAGGAACTCGCGGGCGGCGTCGCCTCCCGGCCCGGACACCGGGACCATGATCCCCGTGATGGGGTCGTTGGTGACCCAACCGGCCGGGCAGGCCGCATCGAAGGACGCCATCCAGATACCGACGATCTGGTCCAGCCGGCCCTCGGCGTGGTTACCGGTCTCGATCACTACCGCGGCGCGCGGATCGATGGACTTCTGCACCGCTTCGTTGGCGCGCTCGCGCACGTCTTCAGCCCACATCGGGTTTCTCCCTCTGTTCCTGTAGTGGTTCAACGGCTGCGGCCGCAGCCGGGACATCAGTGGTGATCTCGCGGTAGACGACCGGTCGCATGGTCACCGGAGAAATCAGCTCCGGGCCGGCGTAGTGCTGGCAGGCGCAGGGCGCGTACTCGTACCCGGTCCAGTCGCCGACCTTGTTGTAGCGGCCGCGCTGCTCCTCACCGTGACAACGACCGACCCCCGCCTCATGAAACGCCACAGAGTGTTCGCACGGACAGATCGCCTCGGGAAGCTTCGGCGCGCGCGGCCGGCGCCGGCGCAGGGCGAGACCGCCCAGCAGGCCGGCGCCGGCGCCGGCGGTGAGGATCGGGATCCAGTCGGCGACCATCCGGCTATCCTCCGAGCGTCGCGGGACGGCACCGGCAGGTCTGCACCGGCGTGTAGTGCTCGTCGCACCAGTTGAACTTGGTGATCGGGTTGGCGTGCGTCGGCGAGGTGATGCAGTCGCCCCACCAGCACTGATGGGTGAAGCAGGTCAGCCGGTCGTCGGCATGGCCGCCACGGTTCTCCATCTCGCTGTCGGCGGCCAGCTGCGCGGCCAGCTCCGGGGTCATCGGCGTGGGGCGCCAGGCGTCGTCGCCGGCCTCGAGCCGGGACAGTGGCTGGTAGTCGGAGAGCATCAGGCCCGGTCCTCGAAAACCACGTCGACCTTGGCGTCGTCGGAGATGGTGTGGGCCAGGTCGAGCTTGTAGAACTCCTCGCCGGTCATCTCCCGGGTGTCGCCGTTGAGGGTGACCACGACGGCCGCGGCGAAGCCGGTGCTGCCGAACAGGTCGTCGAGGGTGAACTCCTCGGCCGTCCAGTCCGCGTTCGACTGCGTGGCATCCGAATCGGTCTCGTCGTCGATGACGACGTGGGCGACCCACTGCGGGCCGTCGGCGATGTCGATGATCGCGCGGGTCTGATAGGAGACCAGATCGCTCATGGTTGCTACTCCCTATTCCTGTGATCTCTCGGCGGCCGCGGTTGCGGCCTTCTTGGCTACGGTCGGCAGGTCCGACCAGTCGTGCATGACCAGCGGCGGCGGGTCACCCTTGAGCGCGTTCGCGACCCCGGTCAGCAGGCCGGCCATTTGCTCGCGCAGCGCCTCGCTCTCGTCCAGGTCGGCCACCACGCTCACCAGTTCTGCACGCAGCTCGTCGGCCGCGCGCAGGGCCCAGAGCGCCCACTGGTTGTGGATCGCTTCGCCGTGGTCCACGTAGGCGCGCACCTCGTCGAGGACGGTGTCAATCCGTTCGAGGTCGAACTTCTGGTTAGGCATGGCCCTGGCCTTCCTGTAGTTTCTCGCCGGTCGCGGCGGCGGCCTTCTTCCTGGCCGGGCGCTTGCGTACCGGCGGCGGGGTGATCAGCGGGGTGACCTCAGCCGGCGTCATCGTGATGATTCCGTCTGCGGCGACGGTCACCAGGTAGAGGTCGTGCCGCGCCATCGAGCCCAGCGCGAAGCGGCCGCGGGCGTCTGGCTCGAGGTATTTGTGCGATCGGCCCATGCGGAGCACTGTAGCAGTCGACTACGACGGATCACCCGAACCGGCGACCCTGGGTGATCTAGGGGTGAAGCGGGCCAAAGTGCCAGGTCCCCTAACCCATCGACACCGCGAGTCCCAGAACGCCCCGGGCGCCCGCGCGTGGGCACCCCAGGGGGGTACCCCCCTGGCCCCATGCACACATTCGAAAATTTAAAACAACAAACAGAGACGCAAACCGATGATTCAGACAGCACAGATTCATCGATTTTTCGATATTGAGAAATGCGAATATCGGATTTGATTTGTTTCTATGTTTGTATGGTGATGCATGTGCATGAATGAGGATAGATAAATGCACATGATTAATATCATGTATGTGCATGTATGGTGTGAGCGCTATATAGATGAGCATCATATGGTATAGGTCACATCATAGGTGGTT